CCTAAAAATAGCCCCGGAGGGATATTTGGAAACGCCTCTATGGTACTGGGGTTGGGTCCTGGGCTAAAAGTCTCTTAGGATGGCTCTCAGAGCCTGTAATTGCTATAGAGAAACTATGTGTAAAGTGGGTGTAAAGTCAGCAAAAGGCTTTCGCAAACAAGTTTTTGTATAGAAACTACAGACAAAGTCTATCGATTGTTAGGAGAACTCATGTCGAATCAAGAACCGACCATCGGACGGATCGTTCACTACCAGTCTTACGGAACTCCGAACGGAGAATTCCTTCCTGAGCCTCGCCCAGCAATCATCACCGAGGTAAAAGAGAACGGCGTGGTTTCTGCGACCGTCTTTCAGCCACAGGGCATGTACTTTAACGATCTTCCCTTCGCCGAGGTTCCGACGCCCGGTCATTGGAACTGGCCGCCCCGAGTCTGATGAACATAAAGAAGATTCGTAAGGGTGAGTGCGGAGACCCAGGCCCTTACAAGACTCACTGCACTTTGGATCCAGGGCACGAGTTCAGTTGCTACGACGCTAGTGACGACACCTCGTTCAACCACCGTCAAGACTTTCGACACGACTGCGACGATCCGGATTGCGAAACACAACACTTCACAAACGAAGGAGACTAGAGTTGTCAACAGCACTTCTAGACTTCCTCGAGCATCACGGCGTCAAGGGTATGCGGTGGGGTGTTCGTAAAGAACGAAAAGCTATTGTCAGTAACATGACTTCTGCTGCCAACGAAATTAGAGCCCGACAAGACGCTAATCGTTGGCAAAGCAGTATGAATGAGACTACCTATAAACAGTCTTAGCGATAAAGACTTTGTTGTTGGTAAAGATGCTGTGCTTCGTAGAACAACAAAGAATCTTGAGGGCGACCTCATGTCGGAGCATACCTATTTGTCAATCAACGATGCCGACGCTGCTCGTTATCGAGGGCTTTTGCCTGCCGCATTGACTGGTGTTCAGAAGACTTACGAACAACATTACGAGTCTACATACGAAGCCACAGGACAACTTAAGTCTCCTTCCGAAAAGAAGCGTGTTGACGCCTACATAGATCTAATGGACAAAGAGGCTATTGAACTTTCGGACGGATCCAAGCTGACTGGTCGTGAATACCTAAAGCAAATTGGTCTTGGTGACGTTGTCGACACAATGGATAGCAAAGAACTCACGCTTACTTACTATGGTCAGCTGGTAGCAAACCAAGGTATCCGTGACGACCCAATCAACACCGCTTACTTCAACGAGATAAAGAGCAAAGGCTACAACGCTCTTGTCGATGACAACGACCGAGGTATCTATTCCGAAACACCCTTGGTCATTCTCAATCAAGTCGAAAGCGTTAAGCGAGTTGGCATTAAACAGTTGACTGATGCCGACATTCATGAAGCTCAAGGAAACTTGAGACCTCCCGATAGGCTTGCTAGAAACAACTAAACTCTTTAGATAGGAGGGTTCTACAGTGGCTGTAGAGAATCTGTTTGACCCAGTCGAGGTACGGGCCCTCCCTCTCTCAAAGGGTGGTGATCTTCGCTTCTACGTTACCGACGATCGAACCGATCCTCCGACCCCGTTCCCGGTTGGGACTGTCGGAATCGCTGAGATTGAAAACGGCGAAGAGACAATTCGATTCGATGCTGAGTATCGAGAAGGTCGTCTCTACTTTGTCTTGAACAATGAGAAGACAGACTCTGTTCCGGCAACGACGAAGTCTAACAAGGTCCGATGGAACTTGCGAATTGCATTCCCTGACGATCCATCAACAGAGATCCCCATTCACGAAGGTCCAATCTATCGAGGTCCTTATGGCTGATTCAGTTGAGATCTTGCCTGAAGTGGTCAAGGTCAAAATAGAAGTTCCTACAGTCTCTGCACGAGTTGAAGCTCCCGAGGTTTCGGCCAGCGTAGAGGACAAGGCCGTCCCCGTTCTCATCGTTCCTGGTAAACCTGGTCCTCCGGGAAAAGACGGTTCCGTTATCGGTGGGGCAATAGTCGATGACGGGGTTGTTAGCCCTAACAGAGTTTGGTCGTCTGAGAAGACCAGCGACGCAGACGCAAAGGTTGTCGAAGGGCTCACCCCAGAGATCGACCTTGTTCTACTATTCAACAACGCACTGACTTAGGAGGTCATCGTGTCACTAGCATCACAGCTTGCCAATCTCGCCACCCGAGTCGGTACTGAGTTCAAGGCCGTTCGATCAAACATGGGATCCCTCACTTCTCTGGGGACCACGGAGAAAGGATCCCTCGTTGGAGCCATCAACGAAGTCCGTGCAACCGTTGCGGCTGGTGGTAGCATCACCACCGACGCGATCACGGACATGTCGTCAATCGGTAAGTCTGTGGCTAAGGCTCCTTCGGCTTCCGACGCTCGATCTGCAATTGGAGCCGGTACAGGCAACTCGAATCTTGCTATTGGACCTCTTTCTACGGATGCAAAGCCCGGCAACTACGTACCGGCCTGGAGCGAAGTAACAAGTAAGCCCGCAGTTATTGCTGCTGGTGCTGATCAGGCTTCTGCTCGTTCGGCAATCGGCGCTGGTACTTCGAACCTTGCGATTGGTACCACCGGAACCACGGCAAAGGCTGGTAACTACGTTCCGGCTTGGACCGAGGTTACGGGCAAGCCTGCTGTTATCGCTTCTGGTGCTGATCAGGCTGCGGCTCGAGCTTCGATTGGTGCTCAATCAGCTGCTGATGTCGACGCAAAGGTCGCTGCTCTTGTCGGGGGCGCTTCGGCAACCCTTGATACTCTTAAGGAAATTGCCGACGCTCTTGGTGGGGACGCTAATTTCGCTACCACCATGAGTACGGCTCTTGGTAATCGCCTACGGGTTGATTCTGCCCAAACTCTTACCGAGACTCAGAAGGCTCAGGGTCGAACAAACCTTGATGTCTACAGCAAGACCGAAATCGGCAACCCGGAAAACGATCTCGTCGCCGTGTTTGAGGCAGCTCTGGTCTAATGTCTCTGAACCAAAGAATCGCCGCAGCCATGACAAGGATTGGCGGTGAGATAAAAGCTGTTCGATCTGTAGCAAACTCGAAATATACCAAACCAACTGGTGGAATTCCTCTTAGTGATTTGTCGTCCGATCTGCAATCAAGCATGTCTCCGCTTGCTGCTCCTGGGGCACCCGGTTCTGGCGTCTTTGGTGGGGTTAAAAACCCGAGTACGAGTAAAGTAGCCGATTCTGCAAAATCGTCTTCTTACGCTCAAGCAACGGTAGGGGTCGATGCTAGCGGCATTATTTCTTCCGCTACAATCCAGAAATTGATCAACGCTGTTACCGTTTTCAAAACCGGAGCAGATCTTGATGGGTCTTCTATCGGAGATCAAGATCTAATTGCGCACCAAGGCCTTAACCAAAACGTTAAAAAGATGCTTAAGGCTGGGCTTCGGTGGGAACAAGAATTTCTTGCTCAACCTGGGATCCGAACTCTTGGTGGCGGTCCTGCTCGAATGGGCATCCATATCCCTTACAAGATTCGGCTAAAAGGGATCCGTTATCAGTTCGAAACCGCAACAACAAGCGGAACGACTGAAGGGTTTCTCTATCTAAACCAATCAACCAGTCTTGGAGCGGAAGCAAGTCTTAGTCTAGGCCCAAATCTTCTAACTCAAACTAGAAGTGGGCTAGACATCGTCATCCCCGAGGGATCTCGAATTGATTTCTTCATGCATTCAATTGGCAGTGGAACCATTGGTCGAGGCCTTTACGTTTCTTTGTGGGGAGAGTACGATTTGGATGGTGTAACTCTCTGATGACTTTTCTTCAAGCAGCTTCCGGACATAGAGTATTTCAGAATTTTGACAGCGTCCCCGATGGGGCCATGCCAAACAACTGGCTTTCTAGAATTCTTCAACAGCAAGGGCCTGAAGTACGGTCTGGGTATTTTAGATCTTCTCAGACAACGTCTAATAACACAAATAGTCGTTCTATGGTTGCTTCTGCTGAATCTGTTTGGACAGAAGATCAAATAATCCGAGGAACAACGAGAACTGTCGTTAATGGTCTTCTTTCTGGATTGTTTTTAAGGTCGGATGCAGCTCTTATAAATTGTGTTCTTGTTATCATAACAACGGATGACAATCAGCGAGGCATCTATAGCATGATCGATGGCGTCACAACAAAGAGAGCAAGCTATTCGCCTAGATATAAAACCGGAGAGACCTGGGCTTTAAAGGCCGAAGGTAATATTTACACGCTCATTCAAAACCCAAACTTTGATAATTCCGGTGGAACTGTCTTGGCTTCTTGGGATGACGAAACTCGAATTTCACTCAGGGGCACGGACCAATCTTATGGCGGTTTCTTTCTTAACTCTGATAGAAACGCCTTTGGTTCACGCAATTACAGTGCCGGTTTGGATGATTACGACTTTCGAGATTTGTCGTGGACTCCGTAGATTTATTTTAAGGAGGTATTGTGGCTCGTCGAAAAGATTCTGAAGAAAAAGCTAGTAACAATCGGCGTCGCCCAGCAACTACTCCTGATTCTCGTGAAAACCAACTTATTGCAGCTGCTGTTGATTTGGCAGAAAAGCAAATTCGAGAAGGAACGGTATCTAGTCAGGTTCTTACACACTACCTGAAGCTTGGTTCCTCTCGAGAGCGTCTTGAGCAAGAGCGTCTTCGTAATGAAAACCACGTTCTTAAAGCCAAAGCCGATGCCATGGCGTCTGCAAAGAAGGTTGAAGAGCTTTATGGTATGGCACTTAGTGCTATGCGTAGTTATGCTGGACAAGACCCGGTTTCTCTTGGCGATGATTTCGATGACGATTAGATGTTATTCCGAGTTAAAAAGAATTGATAGCTTTATTGGTCGATATCGCTACTTAGCACTCCAAGGCCGCACCGGAACGGCCACATTTGGTTTTGATCGACATGTAAATCAGCATTTTTATAGATCTACAGAATGGCGTCAAATCAGACAGCATGTCATTGCCAGAGATTTGGGTTGTGATCTAGGCGTTGCTGATCATGAAATTTTTGATAAAATTCTTATCCATCACATGAACCCAATGACAGCAGGGGACATTGTTGAGGGTAATGAGGCCATTTTGGACCCTGAATTTTTGATCTGCACAACCCACAAAACACATAACGCCATTCACTTTGGCGATGAAAGTCAGCTTCCGAAGCTTCAAGTAGAACGTAAACCTGGGGATACAAAACTCTGGTAGAAAGTGGAGATCGCATGGCTCGCCAATGGCCTTTGCCTAAGAACAGCTATACACTTTCGTCACGTTTTGCTGGTCGAATCAATCCGGTGACAGGAAGGCCTGAGAATCACTCAGGGACTGACTTTGCCGCTCCTGATGGTACTCCTTTTTACGCTTGTGCTGGCGGAACTGTGCTTCATATTGGTGCAGCTTCTGGGTATGGACAATGGATTGTGTTAGACCATCCCGATTCCGAGGGCGGTGGCTGTAGCGAATACGGTCATATGTGGGACGCGTTTGCAACCGGGCTAAAACCCGGCCAGTGGGTTAATGCCGGTCAACTTATTGGCTACGTCGGATCCAACGGGCAGTCTACCGGCCCACATCTACACCTTACCGTATGGGAACGTGGGTATGGTGGAAAACGCATTGATCCAGAAGTCTGGTTGGCAGGTCGCCCTTACCCAAACAGCCCAACAATCCCAAAAGGAGACCAGATGGTAAGGCGAAATCCGAACCACAGGGGTGATCCTCTGTTTTTAGTGGACGTCCTTCGTCTTTTCGGAGTCAACGTTCGAGAATTCAACAATTGGCGAAACCGTGGACATGGCGACTTCAACGTCATCTGGGGTATCGTCATTCACCACACGGGCGGCAATAATGCCTCTGCTGGTTCGATAGCAAACGGAAGCCCAAACCTGGCTGGTCCGGTTTCTCAGATCCATTTGGATCGAAACGCTGTTGCTACAGTTGTCGCTGCTGGTATTGCTTGGCATGCTGGTATGGGATCCTGGCCTGGGATCCAGACCAATAACGCAAACGCCGTAACAATCGGTGTCGAAGCCAATTCGGATGGCAGAACACCTTGGCCTCCAGCAATGCTTGATGCTTACTACCGAATCTGCGCTGCGATCTGTTGGTATCTTGGTCTTCCTGCGAGTCGAGTCATCGGCCACAAGGATTGGGCTGCCGTTCAAGGCAAGTGGGATCCGGGTCTCATCAACGTCAAGGACTTTCAGCGTCAAGTTCAGCGTTACATCGACAATCCGCCGTTCATGCAGCTTCCGCCTGCAGAACAGCTTACCGAAGCAGGAGAACCAATGGCTTTCTGGGAAGAGATGCTCGGCAGTCTTGTCACCCCCGGCAAGAAGTTCCGTCGCAAAGACTTTATCCAGTTGATCGACTACCACGCCACCCATGCCAATGAGCAGTCGAAGCGTGCCGCCGACAACAGCGACAAGATGATCAAAGAGATGACTCTTCTTCGCGAAGACATTGCCAATCTGACTCGAGTGATCGCCAACAAGGAAGCGAGTAAGTAATGGCTACCGGAACCGCAGGTCTTACCGTCGTCGACCAGGTCGTTCAATCGATTCAGGAGAACGAGTCCAAGACCAAGAAGAAAGCCAACACGGTAACTACTGCTCTTGGTAGCGTTGCTACTTTCGTGGCCGCAGGTCTTTCCGCTCTTGTTGAGAGCAACACGGATCTACCGACGTGGTTTCCGTTCTTGGTGGTTGCTGTAGGCATGCTTGGGACGACTTATGGTGTGTCCAAGACAAAGAACGGCATGACCGAGTCGATTGCTGACAAACTCCACCGGGAGATCGCTGCTCGAATCGATGAGAATCACTTTCATGACGAGATCGACGATCCGGTAACTGATCAATTCCAACCTCAGCCCTGGGAACCGCCAAAGGAAACCCAGAACGATGTGGAAGAACTTCGCCGTATTGCGGAGAACATGATCCGAAACATTCGGTGATTGACAACCGTCAAAATGGCAGTTTAAAAAGAGAGGGGGTGACCCCACGTGTCCGAAAGCATTCTGAATAGTACCAAAAAGATTTTAGGGATTGACGCAGATTACGACGTGTTTGACATGGACGTAATCATGCACATCAATAGTGCATTCTCAACCCTACACCAGCTAGGACTAGGACCCGAAGAGGGTTTCATGATCGAGGACGAGAGTGCTGAGTGGGGTGACCTTCTCGAAGATGATATGCGACTTAATTCAGTTAAGTCTCTTGTCTATCTCAAGGTCCGACTCATGTTCGATCCTCCATCCACTTCGTTTGCTCTGACGGCCATGCAGGAGCAAATCAGAGAACTCGAGTGGCGACTCAACGTTTACAGGGAAGGACGTGACCGAGTATGACATCGTGGGCCATTGTTGCTGTCCCCGAAGACGGGGAATCGGTGTGGAAGATCTCAAGCGAGAAAGTTCCACACATGACTCTCCTCTTTCTGGGAGAGCAGTCGGATCCTGAAAAGGCTCTGCACATTTCGCAGTATCTTCAGCATGCCGTTAACCGAAGCATCTTCAAGTTTGGCGCTGAGGTTCGCAACCGAGGAGTTCTCGGAGATGAATCTGCTGATGTTCTCTTCTTTGAAACAAACGAGCGACTGAAAGCCGTCAACGACTTTCGCTCTTTCCTTCTTGCCGATTCGGTCATTAGTGAAGCATACCACTCGACGACTCAATTCGACGGTTGGACGCCTCATCTGACGCTAGGGTATCCAAAGAAGCCAGCAAAGAAGACGGATGGTCTACATTCGCTTCCTTTGTACTCGGTTTACTTTGACAAGATCGCTCTGTGGGTGGATGACTACGACGGTCCTACGTTCTCTCTGGAGTATCCGGATGAACAAGCCATGGCTATGGACAGTCTTGCTCACCGCCAGGCTGAACGAGCAGCAGCGCACAAGGAACCTCCGACCCCTCGCGACGTGGTCATGCGAAACGTACTGACTCGTCGAAAGCTTCGGGAACCTAGCAACCTGAAGCATCACGGGATCGGAGCTCGTAAAGTTGAGTACAAGAACCCTGTTCAGGATGCAGCTATCCGGACTCTTAAGGTTGCTGCCGAGAGCTCTAAGGCTCTTTCGCACGAAGGTCGTTTTCTCAAACACGCCATTTCTGGTGAACTTGTGCATGGATCCACTACCGATGCCAAGAAGGTTTACGTTCGAGAAAACCAGCTTGCATTTTTGAGGCACTTCGAACAGAACATTGGCGGTCGTCCTTCCGAGCGAGATTCTCGGGAGTTCGATATCAGTACTCGACCGAACGGCGATTGGCTTTTGTCTCGCATCGATCGTCTTTCACACACCGCAACTGTTGAAACCTGCATCCGTCCCGATTTGGACGAGCGTGGGATGATCACCGGCTATGACATTGTCCATGAACAGCTCACCCAAAGCGACATGCGTTGTGCTCTTATGCATTACGGCGTTAAGGGTATGAAGTGGGGCGTTCGACGTAAGAGTCCAGATGGAGGCGGTAGTGGGAGATCTTCAGGTGGTGGCTCTGGTAGTGCTTCTTCAGGGAGTGGTTCTGGCTCTTCTGGTCCCGGGAACGCTGGTCCTGGCTCTAGCAACAAATCGAGCAAAACTCGAGAAGAAAAGCGAGCAGACAAGAAGGCGCAGAAAGCGTTCGATCGCAAAGCCACCATTGTAAAGCCCAATAAGTCCGAAGAAGCAAAGACTGCGGCTGTTGCTCGTAAGCGTTCTGAAAAGCATGGTACTGATTTGCTCACCAACAAAGAGCTTCAGGACATGGTTACTCGAATGAATCTCGAGCAGCAGTACCAGAATTTGATGGACAGCAAGAAGTCTCAATCTGCTCGTACTGCAGGCACAAAGTATGTTGGAAGTCTGCTTCTTGACATCGGTACTTCTGTTGTTAAAGACGTTGCGACCGACTATCTCAAGTCCACCATTGAAGATGCAATGAGTGGTGGAAGCTCAAGGTCGAGTTCGAGCAACGATCGAGAGCGTCCTTCTTGGATCCGAAATGAAACCAGCGATTTGCCGTCGCCTCCGCCTCGTCCTCTTCCCTGGAACCGGCAGCGGCAGCTGAGCTAATGTAAACTACTAGGAGATTTGCGATGGGATTGTCGAACACAGCTGTCCCCACATACTATGGGCAGTTCAGAGATTCAGTTCTCAGGGGTGAGATTCCCGTTAACCGGGAAATTGCTTTGGAGATGAATCGTATCGACGATCTCATCGCAAATCCGAACATGTATTACGATGATCAGTCAATTGAGGGTTTCATTCGCTATTGCGAAAACGAAATGACTTTGACCGATGGGTCAGATCTCCACCTACTTGACTCGTTTAAACTTTGGGCTGAACAAGTCTTTGGGTGGTACTACTTTGTCGAGCGTAGCGTCTATGTACCTTACGAAGACAAACACGGCGGGCGGTATGTAAACCGTACGATTAGAAAACGGCTAACGACCAAGCAATACTTGATCGTTGCTCGAGGTGCGGCCAAGTCCCTTTACGAGTCTTTGTTGCAGAGTTACTTTCTCAACATTGACACTTCGACAACTCACCAGATTACCACCTCTCCGACAATGAAACAGTCGGAAGAAGTCATGTCCCCTTTTCGAACAGCAATCACAAGAGCCAGAGGCCCTCTGTTTGAATTCCTCACCGAGGGATCCATGCAGAATACCACTGGTAGTCGAGGCAATCGACAGAAGCTGGCTTCGACAAAGAAGGGTATTGAGAACTTCCTTACCGGATCCATACTTGAAGTTCGGCCTATGGCTATTACAAAACTTCAGGGTCTACGACCGAAGGTTTCAACAGTCGATGAGTGGTTGTCTGGCGACATCAGAGAAGACGTAATCGGAGCTATTGAGCAGGGCGCTTCGAAGTTGGACGACTACTTGATCGTTGCTGTCAGTTCCGAAGGAACCATCCGAAACGGTTCTGGCGACACAATCAAAATGGAACTTGCCGACATCCTTAAAGGCGAGTATTCAGCACCTCACGTTTCTATCTGGCACTACAAGCTGGATAGCATCGAAGAAGTCGCTGAGCCAGAGATGTGGTTGAAAGCTAATCCCAATCTGGGTAAGACCGTAACTTACGAGACTTACCACCTTGATGTGGAACGAGCAGAGAAAGCCCCGGCATCTCGCAACGACATCCTGGCGAAGCGCTTCGGGATCCCTATGGAGGGTTACACCTACTTCTTCACTTACGAAGAAACCATCCCTCATCGTCGTCAGAATTTCTGGCGGCATCCTTGCTCTCTTGGCGCTGACCTTTCGCAGGGCGATGACTTCTGTGCCTTCACTTTCTTCTTCCCTCTTCGGAATGGGAAGTTTGGCGTCAAGACACGAAGTTACATCACTGAGTTGACTCTCATGAAGCTTCCGGGAGCTCTTCGTTTCAAGTACGACGAGTTTGTTAACGAAGGAAGTCTTCACGTCATGCCGGGATCCATTCTCGACATGATGGAAGTTTATGAAGATCTCGATCGACACATTGAAGAACGAGAGTACGACGTTCGGTCGCTAGGGTTTGACCCCTACAACGCTAAAGAATTCGTCACTCGCTGGGAAGCCGAGAATGGTCCTTTCGGAATTGAGAAAGTCATTCAGGGTGCTCGCACCGAATCGGTTCCTCTTGGCGAGTTGAAGATACTTAGTGAACAACGCGAACTCATTTTCGATGAAAGTTTGATGTCATTCACAATGGGTAACGCCATCACCCTAGAAGATACGAATGGAAACCGTAAACTTCTTAAGAAGCGGCAAGAAGAAAAGATTGATAACGTTGCTGCCATGATGGACGCTTACATCGCTTACAAGGCAAACAAGGAGGCCTTTGAATGACATCAGATCTAAAGTCATTCCTAGCCCACCACGGCGTCAAAGGTATGAAGTGGGGCGTCCGCAAGGACCAACACCGTACTTATAGCGAAAAAGCTTCGACCACCACTGAAGGTATGGTAAAACGAGCGGGATCCTCCGTTCAAATGACGCGTTATTTCTCTTCTGGTGGAGCTATTAAGAAGCAGCAAAACTATGATGAGGAATGGTATAGCAAGCTCGAGGGTGGTAAAGAGTACATCGAAAAGGGTGCTACTCTAAACCGAGTTGTTCGTGGTGTAGACGATCGAGCTCTTGCTGGACGACTTTATGTCTCACAGCTTGAGAGCGATAACGAGATGTACAAAGCTGTTATTCCTGCCGTTCAGAAGAAATTTGCTTTTGGGCAAAAGGAATACCACTCGGTATATCAAGTTGAGTTGGAAGCCAAGAAGCGAATGGCTATGCCTTCGGAGAAGGTTCGTATCGACACCTTTATTGACACTATTCAAACGCCTGCTGGTCGACAGTGGATGAAGGATAGTGGCTATAAGGATGAGATCACAGAGCTCAACGCTAAAGAGCAAGGTCTGAAGGCTTATAAGAAGTTTAATAAGGTTGCTGGTAATCAAGATTTAGCGGTTACCGACGTTTACTTCAATAAAGTCAAAGCCCAAGGCTACGATGCCATTCTTGACGATAACGATGCTGGTATCTGGAGCAAGAAACCAATGATCCTGCTGTCTGCGCAAAGCACGGTCAAGGTCAAGAGTGTCCGTCAGCTGAGTGCTGATGAAATCAATCAGGCTCAGAGAAATGTTCTCGCCAACCGAGACTTCAAGGGGAAGCGAGGCGAAACGTGATCGTTCGACACAGGAGAAAGGAGGTGACCTATGGCTAAATTTACCCGAAAGGTTAAAGAAGCTTACAACACTTTTAGCTCTGCGAATAAAGAGTCAGAAAATCGCTCTCCGGAAGTGTTTGGTTCTGCTACTTACGGGAATCGCCCTGATAGAATCAAGAGTTCGACCGGTACTCTTGGTGAACGTTCGATCATCACCTCTATCTATACTCGAATCGGGATCGATATTGCTTCTATTCAAATTCGACATGTTCGATTGGATGAACAAGATCGATTCAAATCGGACATAGACAGCGGATTGAACAACTGTCTTACCGTCGAAGCAAACATCGACCAGGGTTCACGATTCTTCCGTCAAGATATTGCTATGACTCTCTGTTCTGAGGGTGTTGTGGCTATAGTCCCAGTGGATACATCTCTTAATCCTTCTACTTCTACCTCTTACGACATCTTGACGATGCGTGTGGGTAGGGTCATCAGTTGGCATCCCGAACACGTTCGAATCAGTCTCTACAACGAGAAGGTCGGGCGCTTCGAAGAGATTTTGGCTCCAAAGAAGAATGTAGCAATCGTTGTGAATCCGCTATATTCGATCATGAATGAGCCGAACTCCACTCTTCAACGTCTGGTTCGAAAGCTGAACCTTCTTGATTCCGTTGACGAGGCTTCAGCATCGGGAAAGCTCGACTTGATTATCCAGCTGCCTTACGTCGTTAAGTCCGAAGCAAGACGCCAACAGGCTGAGCAACGACGAACCGACATCGAGACGCAGCTTAAAGAGGGAAAGTACGGCATCGCCTACACTGATGGTACCGAGAAGGTGACTCAGCTCAACAGGCCTGCCGAGAACAACCTCATGGAGCAAGTCGAATACTTGACCACTATGTTGTATGGTCAGCTTGGTATTACAGACGCAATCCTTAACGGGACAGCGGATGAAAAGACAATGCTGAACTATTGGAACCGAACAATCGAACCAATGGTTGCTGCCATCACAGAGGCCATGCATCGAACGTTCTTGACTAAGACTGCTCGTTCCCAGAATCAAGCTGTGCGCTTCTTCCGGGATCCGTTCCGTCTGGTTCCGATCGAGAACATCTCTGAGATTGCCGATAAGTTTACTCGTAACGAGATCATGACCTCGAACGAGTTCCGGCAAGTCGTTGGTATGGTTCCATCTCAGGATCCTAAGGCCGATCAGCTCGTCAACAGTAACATGCCTCAGATGGATACTGGTGTTGAACCACCAACCACCGTTGAGGGTGAGGTTGTTGAAGACGCCGAAGTTGTTGAGGATGACGGATCCGGCGAAATGATGGGTGCTCTCGACTCCTTCAACTCCAAGATCGACGAGATGTTTGCCGAACTTGGTGGGGAGGACTGACATGGACTACATGGGCTCTATTGAAACCGTACCTCTCGAGGAATTGTTTCATGAATACGACCCAGTCAAGGCTCGCGAGTACTACTTGCGGACTCGACAGTTAAAAGGTCGAAAGCCTGGTGCGGCTAAACCCGGACCGAAGGGTCGTGGGCCCTCAAAGGCCGAACTAGCAAAGCGAAAGTTGGCTGCGAAAAGGAAAGCCGAAAGGGCTGAACTTAAGAAGAAGCTTGCTGAGCTAGAGGTCCGTGTAGACCAACTCAACCGTGCGATCAAGCAAGCTAAGGTAGCTGCTATGCGTCGTGCCGGGAATGTCTCTGAGGATACTCTCAACAAGATGATCTCGGCTGAGGTCAAAAGCCCGGGTAGCTCAAAGGGTATGAAGGACGAAAAAGGTCCTGATAAGAAGAAAGAAAAGTCTTCTAAACCCGATGATAAAACTGCTTCTGAAAAGCGCGAAGCCGCTAAGGCTGCTAAAGAAGCTTATGAGAAAGAAAACCCGGACGCTGGTAAAGATGATTCCAACGCAGACATTCAGGAAAAGGTTGATAAAACAGCCGAACGTCTTGAAAAGCTACAGAAGCGAGTAGAAGCCATAGGTCGAATTGGAGCTTAGTATGATTTACAATAAGTCGTCCGAACCAACGAAAGGGGGCGGTCAAAATGGAACCCGACTTTAGTGGTTTTGCCACCAAAGCCAATCTTCGATGCTCAGACGGTCGTACGATTCTGTCTGACGCGTTCAAGCATATGGACGGGACAAAGGTCCCGCTCGTTTGGCAGCACGCACATAACGAGCCTTCCAATGTTCTCGGGCATATGCAGCTCGAAGCTCGTGGTGGAGATGTCTACGGCTACGGTTTCTTCAACGATTCCGACGCTGCCGTAAACGCCAAGTCGCTTGTTAAGCACGGCGACATCACAGCACTATCTATCTACGCCAATAAGCTGGTGGAAAAAGATAAGGCCGTCATGCATGGGACTATCCGTGAGGTCAGTCTCGTTCTTGCGGGGGCGAACCCTGGTGCCTTGATCGACAATGTCAACATCGCCCATAGTGACGGATCTTTGGACACTCTGGACGATGAGGCGATCATCTACACGGGACTACCAATCGCCCACTCGGAAGAGAGTACAGAAACCATGGGTAACAAAACCATCGGCGACATCTTTGACGCCCTCAATGATGAGCAGAAGGGCGCAGTCAGCCAGATGCTCGAGTCCGCTCTTGCTCACGCAGAGGATGACGACAAAGATAAGAAAAAGGTCGACGCCGACAAGAAGGACGACAAGAAGGACGACAAGGATTCGGGATCCGATGAAAAGACTGTAAAGCAGATCTTTGACGGGATGACCGAAGAGCAGAAGAATGTCGTCTACTTCATGATCGGCCAGGCTTTGGATGACGCCAAGGCTGAGAAGACCGAAACGAAGTCTTCGTCTGAATCGGACGAGACCAAATCCACCGCAAAGCACGACAACTTCTCGGAAGGAAGTACAACCATGTCGCACAACGTTTTCGATAAGGATGCCGTGACCGGCGCTGACACCACTCCTGCACTGAGCCACGCCGACTCGGCTTCGATCTTCGAAGGCGCAAAGCGACTTGGCTCCATCAAGGAAGCCGCTGAAGACTACGCCCTTCAGCACGGCATCGAGGACATCGACGTCCTGTTCCCGGACGCCAAAGCGATCTCGAGCACCCCGGAGTTCATTGCTCGCCGGACCGAGTGGGTTTCGGAGGTCATGACGGGAACCCGTAAGACCCCGTTCTCGCGCATCAAGAGCCTGACCGCGAACCTGACCCTCGAAGAGGCTCGGGCGAAGGGTTACATCAAGGGTAACCTGAAGAAGGAAGAGTTCTTCCGGGTCGCCAAGCGAGTTACGACCCCTCAGACCATCTACAAGAAGCAGAAGCTGGACCGGGACGACATCCTGGACATCACTGACTTCGACGTGGTGGCCTGGCTCAAGGGTGAGATGCGTCTCATGCTCGAGGAAGAGATCGCTCGCGCGGTCCTGCTCGGCGACGGCCGCTCGGCTGGTGACGACGACAAGATCTCTGAGGATCACGTCCGTCCGATCGCCAATGAGGACGAGCTCTACGTCACCTACCTGTACGTGAACACCGGTGGCGCTGAGTACACCGCTGAGGAGATCATCGATTCTCTGACGCTGCAGCGTCGCCACTACCGTGGCTCGGGTAACCCGACCTTCTTCACCAGCGAGACTGTCCTGGCGCAGCTCCTGCTGATCAAGGACAAGATGGGTCGTCGGATCTACCCGACCGTGAACGACCTGTCGGCCGCTCTGCGCGTGTCGAAGATCGTTGCTGTTGAGGTCATGGACGAGCCGTCCGTGGATGTTCTTGGCGTCATGGTGAACCTGATGGACTACACCATCGGTGCCGACAAGGGTGGCGACGTCGCGCTGTTCGACGACTTCGACATCGACTACAACCAGTACAAGTACCTGATCGAGACCCGTATCTCGGGCGCTCTCGTGAAGGCGAAGTCGGCTGTGGTCATCAAGGCCGTCGCTGGTGGAACCCTGGTCCGTCCGACCGCTCCCACCTGGGATGACGAGGACAAGACCGTGACGGTTCCGACCGTGACCGGTGTCACCTACAAGAACAAGCTCACCAACGCGACGCTGACCACCGCTTCGCCGGTGCTGCTGACCCCGGATGAGGAGCTGACCGTTATCGCGGTTCCGGCCTCCTCGAGCTACTACCTGTCCTCGAGCGCCGAGGACGAGTGGATGTTCGACGGTGACAAGGGCCAGGTCAGCGGAGCATTCTGATCTGAGCCATGACTAAATTCTACGGTGTAGTTGGTTACGGCGAAGCTGTGGAAACCCCTCCGGAGTCGGGCGTTTGGGTTGATCAAATTGTAGAACGAAAGTACTACGGTGACGTCATCCGAAACGCCCGATCTCTGGCGGCGGGGGAAAGACTCCACGACGAGCTTACGGTCAGTAACTCAATCTCCATCGTAGCTGATGCATACGCGCACAATCATATCTTCGCAATTCGCTATGTCAGTTGGTCGGGGGCTTTGTGGACGGTTTCAGACGTCGAAGTGCAAAGCCCCCGGCTTATCCTGAGGTTGGGAGGTCAATACAATGGCCCGACCCCGGCTTGAGTTACAGAAGGCACTAAAAGAAATCGTGCCGAACGTCTACTTTCAGCCACCAAACGGATTGTCGATGACTTATCCGTGCATCATCTACGCGCGAGATACGATGGATGTGTCGTATGCAGACAACAGTCCATATAGACACACCATCCGTTACGAGGTTATTGTAGTTGACAAAAACCCGGATAGTGAGCTAGTTCAAAAGGTGGCCATGCTTCCTTTGGCTTCTCACAATCGTTTTTTCACTTCAGATAACCTAAACCACGACGTCTTTACGTTGTACTTCTAAAGGAGTAAAAAGCAATGGCAGAAATCAAGTGGGATGCCGCTGGTGACCGTCTCTATGAGACTGGTGTCGACCACGGCGTTCTTTACATTCCCAACAACACCGGTGAATACGTCAATGGCTACGCCTGGAACGGTCTGACTTCGGTTTCGGAGTCGCCTTCGGGTGCTGAGCCGAATCCGCAGTACGCGGACAACATCAAGTACCTGAACCTCATCTCGAACGAGGAGTTCGGTGCGACGATCGAGGCATTCACCTACCCTGAAGAGTTTGCACAGTGCGATGGTACCGCTATCGTCAATGGCATTCAGATCGCTCAGCAGGCCCGAAAGGCCTTTGGGTTCTCTTACCGTACGCTCATCGGTAACGATCTGGTCGGAACCGACTTCGGGTACAAGATCCACCTCGTTTACGGCTGCAACGCTGCTCCCTCGGAAAAGTCGCGCTCGACCGTCAACGACTCGCCCGAGGCCGCAACCTTCAGCTGGGAGCTCACGACCAACCCGGTGCCCGTCGAAGGTATTAGCCCGACTACCGGTAAGCCGTTCCGACCGACTGCCCACGTCACCATCGACTCGACCATGGTGTCGGAAGATGCTCTGAAGGCTCTCGAGGCTATTCTCTACGGTGACACCAACACCGAGCCTCGCATGCCCTCCCCGACAGAGGTTCTCAGCCTCGTTGGTGATACGGCAACCGAGGTCAGCCCGACCGAGCCTGAGTGGGACGCAGCTGCTGATACTGTCAGCATCCCTTCGACGGCCGGTGTGAGCTACCAGATCGCCGGAGTCCCCGTCGCTTCTGGAGATCGAGTGATCACCGAGGAGACCGTAGTCACGGCAGAGCCTTCTGTCGGGTACAAGTTCCCCGCAGGAGCCACCACCAGCTGGACCTACACCCCCTAGGCTCAGTTTTAATCGAGAGTGAGAGTTAAGGTATGCTCCAGCTTCAAGTTGTGATGGAAGAAAGCTTCGACGAAAAGAAGCAAGAGTTCGTTACAAAGACACACCGTTTGAGGCTGGAGCACTCCTTAGTTTCATTGTCAAAATGGGAGTCAGAATACGAAAAACCATTTCTTGATGATAAAGAAAAAAGCCAGGAAGAGATCTTGGCCTACGTTATCATGATGGATTTGGATGACGATACTCCCCTGGAAGTTTTTCTGAAACTCAGTCACGAAGACTTTATCAAGATCAACGACCACATTCATGGTAAAAAGACTGCGACTTGGTTTAACAAGAGACCTACTAAGAAAAAGAAAACTCAGACAGTAACAAGCGAGCTTCTTTACTATTGGATGACCTCTTACGAAATTCCTTGGCAAGCTGAGACTTGGCATTTGAATAGGTTGTTCACTCTGATTGAGGTCTTTAACGAAGAACGAGCTGCTGCCGAAAGCAAGGCAGGAAACAAGAGCGTTAACAAGGTTCGAAAAGAGAGCATGGCTGATGAGCGAGCGCGACTCAATGCCGAGCGAAGAGCTGCTTTGAATACTACTGGATGATTGGGAGGTGAATAGATGTCACGCATTATGTGGAACTCCGTCGGGCAACGACGATATGAAGTCGGTATTGATCGAGGAGTTTTATACCTTCCCGAAGAAGGAATTGCGGTTCCTTGGAACGGTTTGACGTCCGTTACTGATGTTTCCGACACTGTAGTTGAGCCGCTGTACTTCAACGGTATTAAGTATTTCGACTACGTTTCTCGTGGAGACTACAAAGGAACTCTCAAAGCTTTCACCTATCCCGAAGAGTTTGAGCTTTACGATGGAGTTCAGCAATCAGGTAACGGAATCTTTGTAACCGGACAAATTCCGACGGGTGTCTTCCACCTTTCTTACCGAACGATGATTGGCGACGACGTCGATGGTGTTGGTGGTGGCTATAAGATCCATGTCTTGTATAACTTGACAGCAAAACCGTCAAACAAGACCTATTCCACAATCAACAACGCGCAGGCGGCACAAGAATTCTCGTGGGAGCTTTCTTCAGTCCCAATGCCCGGTCTAAATCTTAGGCCTTCGTCTCACATCATTTTCGACACGACAAAGATGCATGAGCTTGCAATCTCAGAAGTCGAACAGGCTCTCTACGGAACCGATACGCAGGATCCGCAGATGAAGACCATCGACGAGTTCGAGTTCATCACTACAACCGCTGCTGATATTGAAATCGTAGACAATGGCGATGGGACTTGGTCTGCTTCCGGATCCGATTACTTCATCAAGCAAATGCCTGGCGTTGGCCTTTTCACCATCAAGGAAGCCAATGCAGTTTACATAGACGATGAGACTTATCTTATCGCTTCAACGGACGAAGAGATATAGATCAGCCTTCTGTTTTTCCTTTGTCAGTTCCTTTTAAGCTAACTTAGAAAGAGTTTCAAATGGCTAGAACAGATTACAACGTTGGCGATTCTGTCTCTGCGGATGAGATGAATGATCTTGGGCTGGAGATCCAGTCTAAACTGTCTAAAGAAGATGCTGATCTTTCTTTTGCTCTCTTGTGGGAGTCTTCTACTAATTACGAACAAGGCGCTAAAGTAATTTCACCACTAACCGGTGATGTTATACGAAGGTTGGCGTCGGGGACTTCTCGAGAAACTTTCGATGTCGTTGAGCAAGGCTTGACCGACACAACGCCAACCATCCTAAAAGCTGGCTCTTATCTTGAGCTGACGCCAATTGGTTGATATCGTAGTTCACAAACCTACAATCTAGAAAGGACAGGCCAATGGCACGGGTAACTGTTACTGGTTTTACAGCCGCCAGAATGCTTGAAATTGAACAGGCTTCGGTCGTCGGCGGCACTGTCCAAGGCGACTCGCTTGTTCTTACGACTAAGGGTGGTAATGAAATTGTCGCGGGCAATGTCCGTGGCCCTCAGGGGGATAAGGGTGAGCCTGGCGGCGTTCCGGACGCAACCAACTCCGCAAAAGGTGGCGTTCGGCTTCAAGGAAACCTTGGTGGATCCGCCGGAACTCCTACTGTAACCGGAGCCTTGGACGGGACTGTCGACGCAAGTCTAGCTGTGGTCACAACGCCAAACTCCTCCGGAGGTAATTTCACTTCCACCCTGCGTCAAGTCTTTGCGCTAGCCCGAGTCGCAGTGGCAAGGGCTGGTAAAACTCAGACTCTTTGGTCTGGCACTCTTTCGGAATATTCTGAAGTCCCAGAAGCAACCCGAAACGCTGAGGGCTTTGTGGCGGTGATTTTGGAATGATTAAAGTTGGTACTCGTAAGGTCGGTGAAATTGTTGACCCTTCTCGAAGTGCTAAGGTTGTATTAGCCAAGCACCCTAGCGGTCAAGTTCGAGAAGCATATCCATGCGGAACATACAAGACAAAGCAGCTTGAATTTAACGCGGCGTCGGATATTGGTCATTTTCCTTTGTCTATCATGAGCGAATCAAACATGATAGGTGGTTATGTTGCCGATGGAGTTTACCGACCTCGTCCGACAAACGTAGAAGCGAAACAATTCAGACTTCTGGACCAACTCTTCGACGGTAACGAAATCACTATTGAGATCGTTCCCATGGAGATGAAGCCTTTGTCTCGCCCTTCGTCTGTCGTCATTGGGTGTGATTTCTATGGAAAATCCGCCATTGAGTTTGTCTTTGGTAGCAACGGGTCTCGGATCCAGCTCACCAATTCTGATAACACCATAGGCGCAAACTTTCCTTTCACGCATACAATTGCTGCCGGAAACACGATTACCATTAAGCGTCTTCTTGATATCATCGTGGTTCACGTCAATGGAAGCTATGTTTACGCGGCACGACACCCGGCGTTCGACACCAACGACTCTCAAGTATACGCTGGGTTGACGACGACCTCGTCATCAACAGAAGTTTCTACGGCTTTTGGTAGCTTCAAAGTTTCTGGATCCAGTTATCAATACGCTCAGCTTATTGCTCGCTTTGACGTTGAGCGTAGAGTTCTTGCGCATAATGCTGTGACGCTTGTTGGTTCTTTTTACGTCGCCCAAGGCGGCCATGTGTTGATGACGATGACTGAATTTGGATGGACAAACTGGACAAACTTCAGTGTTCGTCAGGTTGAGGTTAACGTTAATGGTCAGCAGCAGATTTTGATCACCAACCAAAATGGCGGCAGCGCTTCAAAAGAACTTACTTTGGCGCCAAACTCTCTTATCGAAATCAAAGCAATTTCAAACGCTAGCGCAGCTGGAGATAGAACAATTAAAGAAGGTTTGGTCGAAATCTACCCTTACTAATTGCTCTATTAAAATTCACCACACATATCAGATTTGAGGTTTTCGTGTACATCATTTACGCCGACGGAATCGGATCCAACGCACCTGGCGTCATCCACGAAGATTCGGTTCTTTACGACGTTGTTGAGCGTCTAGTTCTTCTCAATCCAGAGTATAAAGTCGAACGAGTTGTGTGGCCTGCTTCTATGGCTACTGTTGGCGGAAACAAGTCCTGGGACGAATCGACGCGACTTGGTGTTCAAGACATCGATCGCATTGTTGACCAGCTTGATGGAGAGCTTGTAATTCTTCTCGGGTATTCGGGAGGATGTCGAGTTATTCGCGAGTGGCTTATGAAGAACGAACACCGTCTTGCTCAGGTTGCCGCCGTCGGTATGCTTTCGGATCCTTTCCGACCAAAGGGTCGTAAGCAGGCGGAGCTTCCTGACACACAAGGGTGGGGTATTTGCGGACAAGATCTCGGCCCCATTCCTGATCGAACCTATTGGACCACGGTGCCGGGGGACGTCATCTCCGATGCTCGAGAGGATTCGCTTCTACGAACGCTTGCGGACGCTTCTAACGTCATGCCGGGTCAGTTCATCGGGGATCTAGCCGAGCATCTCAATGACGGAGACCTCCAGCTGGCGTATCAGCTAAAGGTTTTCTGGCAGAACCCAATCAATTGGCTCTTTAGCCTTGGGCCTCGGCTACACCAGGCCCGAATCGACATTGAGGGTTACCTTGGTGGCCAACACACCACTGCCTACCAAAAGGCTTATGCTGGTGGTGGATCCCTTGCTGAACGATTGGCCGATTCGATCAGCTGGAAAGTCGAAAACCGCAACTCTTAACCTTTGAAAGGGGCCCTTATGCCGTCGATCACCATGACCCATAAGGGTACCTTTACAAATACTCAGAGTAAGCTGAACAGAATGTCCAAGGGTATGATCCAAGAAGTTCTTGGAAAGTATGGTGCCCTTGGCGTTCATGTTCTTTCCCAAGCCACACCAATCGATTCTGGTGAATCCAGAAATTCTTGGACCAGTAAGGTTGAGAAGAATGGTAAGGGCTGGAGACTTTCTTGGCACAATCAAAATAGGACCGTAAACGGTCAACCTGTCGTCATTCTAATCCAATTCGGACACGGAACAGGTACTGGCGGATACGTGGCTGGTAAAGATTTCATCAACCCAGCGATTAAGCCCGTCTTTGATCTAATCATTGCCGAAGTCCGTAGAAAGGTGGCAAGTTAATGGCCGTTGTTGATGATCTTATCGTTGCGATGCAGTTCGACAACGCCAAGTTTGAGGCTGCAGTCAAAGTCTCGATGGCTACTCTTGCGCACCTCAAGAGTACGCTGAACTTCGGCGCTGGTCCTAACGGCATCGATGCGGCGCAGGCTTCGGCCAACAGGTTCAACACGAACCAAGCCCAGGGTCAGGTCCAGGGTCTGAGCGCTAAGTTTGCGGCCTTGGCCACTGTTGCCGTAACGGCCATATCCAACATCACAAATAGAATTGTTGATGCTGGAATGAACATGGCTAAGGCCCTCACGATTGATCCGATTACGTCGGGTCTTCGAGAGTACGAAACAAACATGAATTCGATCCAGACAATCTTGGCTAATACCCAAGCGTCTGGAGCAACACTCAAAGATGTTACCGCTAATCTGGATGAGCTAAATCACTACGCTGATCAGACGATCTATAACTTCTCTGAGATGGCAAAGAACATCGGTACGTTTACCGCAGCCGGTGTCGACCTTGATACTTCAACTCAGTCGATCAAGGGTATCGCTAACCTTGCAGCTTTGTCGGGATCCAACTCCCAGCAGGCATCTACGGCTATGTATCAGCTCTCCCAGGCAATCTCTGCTGGGCGAGTGAGTCTTGAGGACTGGAATTCAGTCGTTAACGCTGGTATGGGCGGCACTGTGTTCCAGCGCGCTCTGGCTCAAACAGCAGAGCAGATGGGTACGCTTAGCGAAGGCGCGGTTACACTTACCGGTGACATGAAGAACGTCACAATTGGCGGTAAGTCTTTCCGAGAGTCGATCACAGCAAAGCCTGGTGAAAAGTCTTGGTTGACCTCTGAGGTTCTGACCAACACTCTTAAGCAGTTTACAGGCGACTTGTCTGATGCTGAGCTTGCCGCTCAGGGATTCAGTGCAGCCCAGATCAAGGCTATTCAGCAACAGGCTGCGACGGCCAAGGCTGCTGCTACCGAAGTCAAGACTTTCACTCAGCTTATTGATACCTTGAAAGAAGGCGTCGGATCCAGCTGGGCCGAAAGCTGGCGCTTGATCATCGGTGACTTTGAGCAGGCTAAGTCTTTGTGGACTGGCGTGTCGAACACAGTTGGCGACATGATTGGTCGATCCTCAGATGCTCGAAACGAGCTTCTGAAAGGCTGGGCCGAAGGTGGAGGTCGAGTTGCCGTAATTGAAGGTCTCTCAAACGCGTTCAAGGCATTGATGTCGATCATCAATCCTATCAAGGATGCGTTCCGAGAGATTTTTCCTCCGGCGACAGCGGCTAATCTCATTAGTCTTTCTCAGGCATTCGCTCGTTTTACCGAGGGTCTAATTCTTGGTAGTGAAACGGCCGATAGACTCAAGCGAACATTCGCTGGCGTCTTTGCTGTATTTGGTATTGCCGGGACAATCATCAAGGCGGTTGTCGGGGTTCTTCTTGATTTGTTTGGGGCAGCTCAAGGCGGCTCCGGAGGGATCCTGTCTATAACAGCTTCTATGGGCGACTTCCTGGTCAAGGTTCACGAAACCCTCGCCAACAGTGAAGGGTTCAAGAACTTCTTCGAAGGACTTGGTACAGTCCTTGCCGTTCCCATTAAGCTGCTTGGTGTTATTGGTGAAGGTATTTCAGCATTTCTGACAAACATTGGTCAGCTTGGCGGTGCTCTTAGCCAGGTCTATGCTATTCTGGGTCGAGGCGACTTTATTAGTGGCCCGTTCTCTGAAGACTCCACAATGGTCGATGTGCTCTTCCGCATTCGTGAGGGCATTGAGTATGTGACCGGTGCGATGTCTCAGTTCTGGAACGCCCTTACCAAGGGTGATGCCGGGGCTGGACCTTTCTCGCCAGACTCCGCTTTGTTGACTGGGCTTGAGAGCTTTAGTCAAATGCTTGGGGATTTCTTTACCCCTGGAAACATCTCCACCTTACTTGGTGCCGGTGCGGTTGCAGCTTTGGGTTATGGATTCATTCGAGTCTTCAAAGCGGCGGTTGCTAAGCTCACCGGCGAAAAGGGCGGCATCATTGGTGATCTTAAGGATACGATCACCAGCATCAAGGATAGCTTTGAGAGCGTCACTGGGATATTCGACAAGCTGACAAGCTCTCTTACGGTCATGCAGGCCAACATCAAGTCCGACATCATTCTCAAGATTGCTGTTGCCGTGGGTATTCTTGCTTTGGCAATGAAGCTTTTGGCGACAATGGATGTTCCGGCCCTTGTTAAGTCGCTTACTGCAATCACAATTGCTGTTGGCATTCTTGTTGGTGCTCTAGCAATTATCAGTAAGTTTGCTGGTGCTGCAGGTATTGTTCAAATGCCTGTCATCGCGGCTGGTCTTGTTCTTATTGCCGGTGCCGTAGTTATATTGGCAGCAGCAATGAAGATCATGGCCACCATGAGTTGGGAAGAGCTAGCCAAGGGCTTGGTTGGCGTTGTTGGTCTCATCGGAATCCTGGTTGCAGCATCATATGGTCTTGGTAAGGCTAGCGGACCAATGCTTCGAGCGGGCCTAGCTATGATCCCCATGGCTGCGGGCATAAGAATACTAGTTATGTCTGTCCAGGCAATGAGCACAATGTCTTGGGCTGAGCTTGGTAAGGGTCTTGGTGGGCTGGCTTCTATGATGCTGATCCTAGCCGGGTCCCTTAAGCTGATGCCAAAGAACATGCCGCTCATCGGCCTTGGACTCATGCTTGTTGGCGGATCGTTGATGATCATATCTTCAGCGATTGGCTTCTTGGGGTCCATGGACACTGCAGCACTAGTGCAGGGTATCATTGGTATTGGTAGTGCTTTGGCAATTGTTGCTCTTGCTCTTAACCTGATGCCTAAGAACATGCTAATGATGTCGGTAGGCCTCATGGTAGTGTCTGTTGCACTGGTTGCAATTGGTGGAGTTATTCAAAGTCTTGGCGGCATGTCCGTTGGTGAGCTAGCAAAGGGTCTCATTGGGCTTGGTATCGCTCTTGGCATGCTGGCTATTGCTTTGATCGCAATGCAGGGTGCTATGATGGGTGCCGTGGCTCTTGGTATTGCTGCAGCAGGTCTCACGCTGTTGATGATTCCTATATCCATGATGGCCTCCATGTCTTGGGGAGAGCTTCTCATGGGTCTGGGCGGTCTCGCTGCTATATTGGTGATTCTTGGTGTTGCTGGCTACGTTTTGGGTCCTGTGACCCCGGTCATCATCGCCTTGGGTATTGGTATGGCGGCGCTGGGTATCGGTATGCTCGCTGTTGCTGCTGCCGCTCTTGTGTTTGGCCTGGCACTGAAGACCATATTTGAAGTGGTCATGCTTGGACAGGGTGCCATGACTGCGGTCTTGACATTCATTCCACAGTTGGCGACAGCGTTTGCGCTAGCGGTTGCTTCATTTGCGATTGGTATTGCTCAAAACGCAGGAGCCATTGTTGGTGCTCTTGGAGAACTCTTGGGCAAGATTCTCGACATGGTGATTCAGCTCATTCCGAAGATTGCTAACGTTATTAGTGAGCTTCTTACGGCTGTTCTGAACATCATTATCGAGCATGCTCCTCAGGTTGCCGATGCGTTTATTGCTCTCGTTCGTGCGCTTATTGAAGTAGTTGTAACTCTAGCCCCAGAGATTCATGACGCTATATTTCAGGTCATGATCGGATTCCTTCGAGTTATTCGAGACCGAGTGCCAGAAGTAGCTAATACGGCAACAGACATTATCGTTGCGTTTATCAACACTCTGGCTTCTAACATTCACCGAATCATTCAGGCTGGCGTTGACTTCATCGTCGACTTCCTGAATGGACTTGCTCAGGGCATTCGGGCAAATATGCCTCGAGTGACTGCTGCTGCAACTGAGGTTGGTAAAGCTCTTGTTGAGGGCATTGCTAACGCTATCCGAAACGGTCTAAGTACTGTTATCGGTGCGGCTCAGGATCTTGCTAGCGGAGCTTTGAATGCGGCGAAGAAAGCTTTGGGTATTGCTTCACCATCGAAGCGATTCTACGAGCTTGGTGAATGGACTGTCGAGGGTTACGTTAACGGTGTCGAATCTAAGGACTCTTTGGCTGCTCGAACAGCTAATAAGTTCGCTACTGGGTTCGTTGCTGGGTTCTCTAAGGGTATTGGTAAAGAGATGCCGAAGGTCTTGGACGAGGTGTTCAAGATTATCGAGGAGGGGACGGATAACGCGGTTATATCTACTCGTGCTATGAAGGACGGTTTCAGCTCTTTGAGCGGTGCGGTCTGGCAAGCCGAGTTGGCTTTGGCTGAATTCCATGGCCAGGTTAACCGTGCGGACCCCAAGTCGGTCGAGGCTTATGTGGAAAAGGCTGGCGGAAAACTCAAGTACCTTTCGGGAATCTTGGATGCTGTCAAGGAATCTGCAAACGAAGCCTTTAGTCAGCTGGCTGAGGGCAAGGGTCTTGATCAGGTTCTTGGTAGCGAGGAGTTCCTCGGAACCATTCTCAACACGGGTCTTTCCGTTGGTAGCATGTTTGGTATTGAGGGCATGCTTATCACGGCTGGTATCCGGCTTGGTTTGGCCGTTGTTGATGGTATCTTGAGTATATTTATGGGTCCTGGGACTACGGTTCTTGGTCTTATTGGCGGATGGATCACCAAACTTGTTCGAGCTGTTGGCGGATGGTTTGGTATCAAGTTCCCTGTTGCGGAGGAGCTTCAGGAGGGCGATAAGGCTCTCGAGGACTTCATGGCAAAGGTCGATGATGGCCATGGACGATACGAGAAGCTTACCGAAGAAGCAGTAAAGAGTCTGACTGACAAGATGAACGAAGCTGACGATCTTGCTAACGGAATCGACAATACGGATCCTACGATCACGCCAATTCTCGATCTTCGTTACTGGAACAAGCAGTTTGAGGACTTCTTGGATAGTCTGGACACTGGTCCTGTGGTGCTCAATGCGATCATCAATGGGGCTTCAGACTTCTTCGATGCCACAGCCGAGAACCTTAGGAATTTGTTCAACTTCAACCGTGACGAAGAAGCCAGAACAACCATCATTGAGATGAATCAGACGAATACGTCACCGAAGGCTCTTGATCATGTCGAGATCTATCGAAACACCAAGAGTCAACTATCACTGGCAAAGGAGGCGTTGGGTATCACATGAAATTTGATCAGATCATATTGACGGGTACGAAGTCGATTACCTTGTTCGACCTCAAAAACCCTCGCTCGACACCTTACACCGCAAAAACGGTTGATGGACTTGATCCGACAGACGTGGATGTCACACTTGCCCAGACGAGTAGTGGCACTGGCGTTTATATTGGGCGTCGTGAGCAACTTCGAGAAATCACACTAAACATCTATCTGAATCCGGACTATGGGATTGGGCAAACCCCAGAAGCTCTTCGCGAAGAGATTTATCTGATCAATCCAATCAACGAAGACATGTCTTTGGATTACAGGTTGATGCTTGACGGTGTGGAAGTTGCCATGACGCCCGTTTATATTAAACGCACAGAGTCTGCAGTGTTTGACAAAGGCACTATCATGCAGCTCGTCTTGGCATCCACGTCAGGCGTTTTCAAGAGAAGGACGCCCATATCTGTACCAAACCCGCCCCTGGACAAGGTGTATCCGGTGTTTAACAACTCTGGGTCCGCCATGTCTGGGTTCAGGCTTGAAGTTGGCTTTCTTGCCGCGGCCAATAAGTTTGGTCTTCGCCAACAGGTGCCTACGGACGATCTTATTCTAGAAAAGATTCCAACAAACCCGGATCTTTTCCTTGCAGGGGATCGTCTTATCATCGACACGAACATTGGCAAGAGAGGTGTGTGGCGGACGCGTGGTGGTGTGACTGAGAGTCTCATGGGATCCCTAACGCAAAGCTCGGTTTGGCTGTCTCTATATCCTGGAGATAACACGCTTGAGGTTTTGCTGGATCCCGCCACCCACGCTTCCACCATAGATTGGAAGCTGTATGAACATACTCCAAAGTATAGGGGCGTGTAAGTATGGATCTCATCACTCTCAAAGAATGGGTTTACCCCGCTACTCAACCTGGGGTGCCGCCTTACGTTCCACAAGATGGTGTCGGTAGGTACAACACGCAGTATTCGGTAGCTTCTCCTGTGCAGAGAGATGTGTATCGACCTGAAGAGCTTGTCGAGAACTATACTTCTCTTATTTGGAAAGAAGGTTTTCGGCCAACAGGTTCTTTTGAAATGAAGACGTACGACATTGAAAGAACTCTTCAACAATTGCCGCTTTATAAGCTTGTCAGTCTTCGGGACACTGACGAAGTTTATATTGTGACTTCTCACTACATCGGCTCCAACGATGCAGGCGAAGATGTTCTTACGGTCAAAGGCATTACCTATCTGAGGTTCCTCATGGAGAATCGTCCTACTTGGGCGTACCAGGGTGGACCGCCAGACAAGAAAAATGCCGAGAATGTGAACCTTGTGTTTCAGATTCCAGACCATTTGGCGTTCGTCTTGTGGGGTGCGATTGTATTTCCGTTCGCTGAGGGTGGCTTTCCCAACACGGGCAAAGCTTTTGAACTCCCAATGAACGTTATCGTGCCCCACACGGCCATATCTCAGACCATACATACCGACAAGGGTAGTTGGTATCGTACTGAGTGGCCACCACCGATCGAGCAAAGAATCACAACAGTAGAGCAGGTTTTGGCTCTAGATCAAAGCTTTGGCGTCAGGGCTATTCGCCCAAAAAATGCCACGGCAAAGATCTATCGCCCAAACTTTGACAGCTTGCGCGGTGAGGGTTTTACTGAGACGGAAAACAACCTCACAAAGTTGCTTTTTGATGTATACGAGGCGCGAGATCTAACCGTCGGCGCCAATCGTATCATGTTTCAGTTTAAATCTGGAGACATTACCAATTCTGAGTGGATCGCTTCTATTGAGACTTATAAAAACGTGGTAAGTTCTCATAGCGATGTTCCACCAAAGCTTCTTGGTAATGTTAACGCATTTCCAGCAGTTGTTTCCCGTATCGTTTGGGAGGATGACGCTAAAGTTGATAGCGACACGGGGGAGCCGATTGCCGGTAACCCAGACGTTAGGAAATACAAAGCTGGGAAGCTTTTCCAAATGGGTCAAATTGATGCTAATCTTGGCATACCTGATGCTATGGAAACGTGGCCTCCAGCCGCTGAAGCAAAACTTAGGTCCGAAGGCCTTAAGTACATTAAAGAGCAAAACGCACTAGAAATGCTTTCTGCTGATATTTCACCGTTGACCCAATACAAGTACAAGCAACATTACGATCTTGGAGATGTCGTAATGGTACATGGCAAATATGGTGTTCCGCAAAAGATGGTCGTCTCGGAATATACGAGAACGTCTGACTCAACGGGAATCAGTGGCTTTCCAACTTTGGTGAAATGGGAAGATCCCGAATCAGGCATTACACCTCCTTCTTGAGTATGAAAGGAACATTTTTATGGTTCACCTAAAGCCCGCTTGGTACAAGACAAAGCCTTGGGATCGCCATGGGCTTATTTTGGTCACGGTTGGGATCATCTACACCGCAATTGGAATCATGTATTCCCTGCAGCCGACAACCGAACTTAGGGCTCAAAACCTAAAGTATGCTCTAAGCATCATGCCCTATCTTGGTTGGTGCATCGGTTTCGTTCTTGTTGGGATTCTCACAGTCGTTACTTCTCGTTGGCCGCTAGCTCCCAAATCACTGGGTTATAGCGTGCTCTCTGGTTGGACTGCCGCATGGGCGGGATTTCACGTTATTGGGGGGATAGCTGCTGACAACACCGCATACATTGCCAGCGGTTTTGCTTGGGCAATGATCGGGTTTCTATGGTGGGCAATCAGTGGCCTCATCAGTCCACCTAAGGAGAGGATGACCGGTGGATCTTACACAATTGGGCACATTGCTGGTTGCAGTAATTGCGGCTCTGTCTGCGTATGCAACACAGAGACAGGCCTCGAAAGCGAACCATCGGGCTCAGATGGAGAACCATCGGGCGACAATGGAGATAGAAGCCTTTGATCGTGCTCGAGCTTTTGACTCCGAAACCATCATTCGTCAGAATGCTTTGGTGGGAGAGCAAAGACGAGAGATTGATCGACTAAGGCGAGAGAACGACAAGCTTTCAGAACTACGCAGTGAGTGTATTCGAAAGCACGGTGGTTGCCCAGAAGAGTCTCGATCATAGCGCAGGGTCTCAAGCGCAAAAAATACACGTCCTATAATGAGACCCCCTATGAAAGGAACTATTATGTTCACCAAGAAGCAGTCAACCAACACCGACGGCGTAACCGCAGCCATCGACGAACTGCTCGTTGAGATGCACGAACAAGACAAAGACTCCGACGTTTACAACACAATGGTAGACCAGCTCACCAAGCTGTACGAACTCAAGACAATCGACCACAAGGTCAATGCCGAGAGCCGTATCAGCATGGAGACGCTGGCTATCGTTGGTGGAAACCTCGCCGGAATTCTGATGATTGTCGGGCACGAACGAGCAAACGTCGTGACTTCGAAAGCGCTGACTCTGTTGATGAAGCTCCGGTAGACATACAGACCCCTAAGAAGGACACCAAAGCTGAGAAGGCTTGCAAGGACGATACATTACCCAAGCAAGCCTTCTCAGTTTTCTCAACTTTGGGTTCTAAAAATTGCCTATATCTGTCACAGTGACGAAAGTAGCCTATGTCCTTGTATAGGTAAACGCTGCACCTCGCATATATTACACGTCTTATAATGAGAAGGAGAGTATAGCTTATGAGGAAAAGCGCCGCGCAAGCGGAGACACAGGATCGATACCTGTAAACCTGCCTTCTCATTTTCTCGCACAAATTACACACCCTATAATGAGACCCCTACGAAAGGTATGTAATGAACGAGAAGCTCATCACCGCCAAGAACCACGTCCTCCGCAATCGCGCCAAGTACGCAGTCGCAGCCACCGTCACCGTGTGCGTTGCCGTCCAGTACAAGGCCGCCTCGCAGTGGAACGAGTTCTTGAAGGAGAACGATCTGTTCGAGAAGTTCTACCAAGAACAGGACTGACCAAAAAGCCTAGAACCCACCACGGGTTTTAGGTTTTCATATTTGCCACAGCCCACCTATGAAAGGTCCACCATGGTCAAGAAGTTTGCTTCCAAGCACAAGATCGTTCTATCGGTCATCGCAGGCACTGTCACCGGAACGGTCCTGGGATCCCTAGCCCAGAAGAAGGTTGAGTCTGATATATCCTTGACGCTTACCCCTAGCGAAGTCATGACGTGGCTTGGTAACGCTGGTGAAGGACACATCACATTCTCCACACCTCAAGGACAGATTGGCCTTTGGCTTGTCGACGACCCGAAAGAAGCTACAGATTTTCCGCCGCAGGAATTTTTCGACCAAATAAAATGAAAGGCAGTCCTGTGAGTATCGAAAAGAATCTGGTAACCGCTCAAAAGTTCTTTTCCGAGCATCGCGGCCGCATGGGTCTCAGTTACGGGATCCTGATCGGCGCCGCCATGATGTACTGGCACTTGAAAGACGACCTCAAAGAAGACGAGACGCAACTCATCGTGACTGACGCAGATGTTGAGCGTATGCGCGAGGAAGATTCGCTTGCCGTTTTCGAAACCCGTCATGGTGCCATATTTGTTGCCATGCAAAAATTACCGGAGGAGTAATGGTCAAAGCTAGTCCCGCGACCGTACAATCAACTTTGATGGCTTTGGTTGCGGTAGAAGCTGTTATATTACTTCGTCTTTGCTGGAACACTCGTCAGAATCACGTCAAGATCAATACTCTTAAGGACGTGGCTCGATATTACGCTGACATGCTCGAGAAGAATGACGTTGAATTGTCCGATTACGATGTCATTGCTTTAAACACAATCCTGCACAAAGGGCACTACGCCGACACTGGCTTGAACGATTGATATTTCCATCTGGGGGCTCGCAGAAATTACACACCCTATAATGAGACCCCTACGAAAGGAACTATCATGCAGGAAATCGTCATCCCCATCGTAATCGCAGCAATCATCTTTGCGATTTACATGGCGGCCCCGAAGATCGCCGGATACAACACGAAGTAGCCCATCAAACCTGAACCCCTAACCCGGGTTCTAGGTTTTCATATTTGCCTAACCAGCACACCACCTATCAAAGGATCCATCATGCGTAAAGCCACCTTCGCCTTCTCCGTCCTGAGCTTCGTCACCTCTGTCGCCACTCTCGGCGTCATCAGCTACGGCGTCAAGAAGCTGAACAACGATATTCAGGACGTCCGTGCCAAGACCAACGACTCCCTTCAAAAGATGAAGGTTGCCATGCTCGACATCTCGATCTGACCCCTACAAACCCACCCATATTTAGGAGAACTACAATGCAAACTCTGAACAGCATCTTCGTCGCTTTCCTGTCCCTGTCGATTGAGGCGCAGCTCGCCGTGATCTTCATGTTCGTGCTGATCCTCTTCGCGGCCGACGCTCTGATCAACCATATTCGCTCGACCAACAACAAGAAACCTTACGTGGGGCCGTCAAGTCTCGCGCTTGTGGCGACTGACGAGTTGATCAGGACGGTCATCCCGCGCAAGCACCATCGTCACTCTCGTGGGCGCTACCAGAACAACAGCGAGAAGGAAGACTTCTTCGACATGGTCACTCGGTTCCGTGAGGAGATTCCTGCTTAATGTATGGGTTAATCGTTGTTATCTGCCTAATAATCATATCGACCATTCTGGCCAAGGTTACAATCAACGCCATCGGCGACATCTTGGACGGAAAGCACAAGAAAGGTTAAACGATGCTCGAAAATGCATGGGGAATTTTTCTCTGGCTTTTGATTACCCTTGGGATCACAGCCATTGTCGTTATCTGGGGGATCATCGTCATCGCGGTTTCATCGGTCTGCTGGAACTTCATCAAGACCTATCGCAACGTCTCGAAAAAGATCGATGAGGAAGAGGCTGCAGAAGAAGGTCCACAGTACAACTTCTGACCATATTCCCACCCACAATTCAAAACACACTATCTCTGGAGAGTCATGTCCCTATCTGAAATCGCGAAGAACGTTGAGAAGTTCGCGGTTGCCAATTCGCCAGCCATTCTGACTGCAACAGCAGTGACCGGCACCGTTACCGTCGCTGTCTTGACAGGCCAGGCTTCGTTCAAGGCAGCTCGCCTCATCTCAGAGGCCGAAGCCGAACTCATTCCCCTGGAAACGACCGTAGAGCCTCGTGGGCCGCTCGAGACCAAGGAGAAGGTCGAGCTTGTCTGGACGCTTTATATTCCGGCTGTCGGAGTGGGTGTCACAACGGTTGCGGCCATCATCATGGCCAACCAGATCGGCACTCGACGCACAGCTGCTATGGCTGCGGCATATTCTGTCTCCGAGAAGGCATTCGGAGAGTATCGGGACAAGGTTGTCACCAAGCTTGGTGAGAAGAAGGAGCAGGGCGTCCGCGACGAAATAGCACAGGACCGCGTCACTGCAAATCCTCCGACTCAGCAGCAAGTCGTCATGATCGGCGAGGGTGACGTGCTCTGCTACGACCAGTTCAGCGGTCGATATTTCAAGAGCAGCATGGAGAATCTGAAGCAGGCTCAGAACGAGATGAATCTGCAGATCATCAACGAAAACTACGCCAGTCTCAACGATTTCTACGATCAGATCGGTCTCGATACCATCGAGATTGGCGATGAGTTCGGGTGGTCGACAGACAACAAGGTCGATCTTCGCTTCTCCACCACATTCTCCACCGACCAGCGCCCTTGCATCGTGATCGACTACACCACGTCGCCTCATCAGCACTACAGTAAGGTCTTTCCTCCTTATTGAGTACGAGAAGATTACGCACGTGTGATTCCAGCCGTAGACTATGCTCAGCAAAACCCTGGGCTAGTCGCTGGCGATATTTGCCCGCAGTGTGGTGACAGTACCGGCATTCGTTTCGGCGTTTGCTGGTACTGTGCTTGCGGCTGTGATCTGTGCGAGAGGCCCGACCCCCTGCCTCATTGATCCTGGGGGATCCCTACAACAATGAAAGAAGTAAGATGCGCGACCCCTACCGTGGTGTGTACGGAGATTACACGCCGCTGACATATTCCATCGGAAGTGTCGTTGAAGCAAAACACCACAAGTCCATGCTGTACAAGGCGAACGCGAAGGTCGTCACGACCGCTGCAGAAACCTTCAAAGAAGGCATCGTGAAGATCGGAACTGCTTTCCAGAAAGCGTTCGGTGATCCGGCCTTCGAGTTGGTCAAGCACAAGCAGTTTGGTGCCGAAGATCGCTCTGAGTGGGAAGGCAACTGGACTCACGACGAACCCTCCAGCGATATCACAAAAGCTGGTGATCTGGGGGCAAACCGTGTGTGAGGAGAGAACCTGTCGACCTTGTAAGCTGGAAGACCGACTACTTGATCGGGCAATGGGCTCAAATCGAGTCTACATCAAATCGAAAATGCCTTCGATCGACGAACGAGTTGGTGTGGGCACAATGATTCAGTTGAATCTTTTGTCTTCTTCTAGAAAGAGCATCAACAAGCCTCGACATCACGTTTAACCCTCGCATATATTACACGTCCTATAATGAGACCCCTATGAAAGGACATATCATGACCGAGAACATCGAGACCGTCGTCGTTGAAGAAGAGATCGTCGTCACGCCCCTCACAAAGTTCAAGATCGCCTTGAAGAAGGTGGACCCCAAGGTTTACGCCGCTGCAGCTGTTGCAGTGATCGGAGCCGCCGGATTCGCCGCCTACAAGCGCATCGAGAACTACGAGGAGCGCGAGGCCGCTCGACTCATCGACGTCGTTGAGGTGCCCGAAGTCTGATTCACCCGGATCAGAAATCACAAGCGAAAGCTGAGTACTAACACTACTTGGCTTTTCGCTTTTCATTTAACCGTTGTCTCCCCGGCCGTCAGGGGCGGGAGCCTAGCTAATCCTGCTAGGGCTGGGAACTGGCGCGAAGAATTGGAACCACCTAACCCTCCCCAGGTTCGAGACGACTAACGGATCCGACGGGCGATGCCGAAGCGGCTCCCTGACGGTCGGAGAGACAATGGTTACCTCATATTTCAAACTGATAAGGACGATGTAATGGAAAGCGCAGTGTTCAACCAACTCGTAGAGGAAACCCTCGCCGAGGTCAAGCAAATCCTGGTCGCAAAGGGTGTCGAGTACGTACCCGGAGGCGAAGAGCAGGACCGGTTCCACAACTTCGAGATCTCTGCTGCATTCAACCGGCAGCGCTCTACCGAAGCTCTGTGGGGATTCCTCACCAAGCATCTCGTCAGCCTGAGCGACATGGTCAAGGTCGATTCCACCGATCACACCATGGCGAAGTGGGATGAGAAGATCCACGACGCGATCATATATTTGATTCTGCTCAAGGGCATCGTCACGGAGAACGACGACAAGATGGAGCGGATGAAGTCGAAGGCTGTGAACATCTCCACCGAGGCAATCGACGGGGATATTCACATCCACACTACGCCCCCACCAAGCGGTCTTGCGGCGCGCATGCAGGCTGAAGTCCGAAATCGTTCTGAGAACTAATCCATATTCCAAGCAAGACTAAGTAAACAAGGAGCTATACCCAGATGCTGAAGCAGACCGTCACTTACGAAGACTTTGACGAGAACAAAGTCACGGAAACTCTATATTTCAACCTGACCAAGACGGAGCTCGCAGACAACCTCGACCTCGAGGATGAACTGAAGCAGATCCAGCAGGATTTCACCAACGTTGGTGATCGAACCTTGGAGAAGCATGAGATCCGCCGGGTTCTTGAGCTTGTCAAGACCTTCATGCGTCTTTCCTATGGTGTCCGCAGTGATGACGGCAAGCGATTCATGAAGTCGCCCGAGCGCTGGCAGGAATTCACCGAAACCGGAGCCTACGACGCGTTTCTGTTCTCGCTCTTCCAGGATCCTGAGAAGGCTTTCGCGTTCTTGATCGGAATCCTGCCGAAGGATGCTCGTGAGGCTGCAATCAAGGCTTCGGAAAAGGAGGGGTTGAGCCCTGAACTGCGTAAGGCGGCTGTCATTGCAGCGCAGGCAGAGCAGACCGAGCGCGCAGAGGCTGCAGCGGAAGCAAAGAAGGAAGCTGAAAAGCCGAAGTTGGTTGAGGTGTCTTCTCCCGTCGCGGACCCCCAGCCCAAGCTCAGTGAACCCCCGACGCAGGAAGAGCTTTCACGCCTGACCGAATGGATGGCACGTCAGAAGTAGTCATATTCTGACAAAGGAGAATGGGGGCTTGGCAAGGGTTTGTTCCGTAGGGGTCCGAATTCCTATACCGGCTGCCGAGCTTAAACGACAACCGCAGGCTTCCAACGAGGTTAAACTGCGCCCTCTTTCCCACCCAATGTAGCAACAAACAACGATATTTAGGAGAACACTATGATTGCTTCAACGGAAACCAACAACCGCATCGAGCGGATCAAGAACCACGTCAAGACAAACAAAAAAGGTCTACATCGTGGGCGGGACGTGTTTGACGGTTGGAGTTGCAGTCGGGGCGACACTCGTTGCTGTCAAAAGCGGAGCCAAGATTGATATTTCAGTTGTTGGTGATAAAAACAACGTCGTTGGTAAAGCTAAGACTGTCAACCAGGTCACCATCAAACTCATCGAGCGCTCCACACCCAGCAAGCCTGTCCATCTTGTAGGGACGAACTTGTACTTCAATAGCTTGAGCGAGGCTGCAAGAGAGACCAGTCATCATCTTTCAATGATTTCTAAGAACGTGAATGGTCTGATCCCCGACGTCAAGGGCGATGTGTTCGAACTTCTTGAGCACGCATAAAATACACGTCCTATAATGAGACCCCAACCGCTTAGAACCGCCGTTTGGGTAGTTCTGAAAGCCCGCCGTTTGGGTAGACTTTCGTAGCCCGCCGTTTGGGTAGACTACTAATGTTGGGTTCTCATTTTCTCGCAAGAAAAACACGGTTTATAATGAGACCCCTATGAAAGGATTTACCATGCTGAATCTGAACACGATCAAGCTCGTCACCTCGACCATCGTCGGACTCGGTGTCACGAAGATCGTCACAACCACCATCAAGAACAACGTCAACCCGGAGACTGTAGTCGACACGATTACAATTACCGCGGGCTCGTTCGTTATTGGCGGGATGGTTGCTGACGCATCCAAGCAGTACACCGACAACACGATCGACAAGATTGCCGAAGCTGTCGTCAGTCTGAAGAAAGCCACAGAAGAAAACTGACATACATCTCGAAACTTTGAATCCACATGTTTACGGATTCTTAGTTTTGCCACTACGGGTTTGAGGAAAACAATATGGAAGAGCAGTACCCCAGCAACAGTCGATCTGCGCAAACCAAAAAGGTGGCACCAAGTCAGCAAAGTGGCGCTCAGTCTGAGAAGGCAGAAAAGAAGATCGAGCAGATCACCGTCAACTCGGTCGTTCGTCGCAAGAAGCCTCTGAGTAAGCGTTTTGCCGAGAATTTCATGGGCGGAGACGCACAGAGTGTTGGTGCTTATATCGTAGCGGACGTTCTTCTCCCCGCTGCCAAAGACATGGTCGCAGATGCTGTCTCACAGGGTATCGAAAAGATGCTATTCGGAGAAGCTCGTGCTCCACGCTCTCGAGGTGCTGTAGGCAATCGTGGGGTCGGAGGCACAACCCACGTCAGCTACAACCGATATTCAGGCAACTCTCAAACGCGTCAGCAGGGTCCTAAATCTGTAAGTCCTAGGGCTCGAGCTACGCACGACTTTGATGAGATCATCTTGTCAACTCGTGCTGAAGCAGACGAAGTTCTGGACAACCTGTTCAATCTTGTCAGTGAGTATGACTTCGCAACGGTTGCCGACCTGTATGGGATGGTTGGCGTTACCGGAAGTTATACAGACGAGAAGTGGGGTTGGTCAGACATCCGCGGAACTGGCGTTACTCGCGTCAAGGGCGGATATCTGCTCGACCTCCCGCGTCCTCAGTACATCGATTGATACCCCAACACATATTCAAGACCCAGCAACGAAATCTAAAAGGAGATCTAAAAATGCTCAACAACATTATCACCAGTGCGCGCAACAGCAAGCAGCTGGGATCCATCCTCGTCCAGGCTCAGAAGAGCAGCCCGAACCTTCTCTTTGGAGCGGGTATCGCTGGCGTCGTCGGCACTGTGGTCCTGTCGTCACGCGCAACGCTCAAGGCCGTCGAGGTCAATAAGCACACCAAGGAACTCCTTGAGCAGATCAACTCGCTCGAGCACGACGATTACTCTGAGAAGGATCGTGTGCGAGACAAGACGATCGCATATTCTCAGGGCGCAGTCTCTCTGATGAAGCTCTACGCTCCCTCGATCGCAACCGGGGCAATCGCCATTGCTTGCCTGACGCAGTCGCACCGAGTTCTCACTCAGCGCAACATGGCACTGGGCGCGGCTTATGCTGGCGTCGAGAAGGCACTCGAGAGCTACCGCGAGCGTGTCATCGCAGAGGTTGGTCCCGAGCGTGAGGCCAAGATCTGGCAGCCGGTCGAGAAGGTCGACATGCTCGACGGCGAGGGCAAGAAGGTCAAGGTCGACTTCGCAACCGAGGACGGAGGATCCCCTTACAAGGTCCTCTTCGACGAGAGCAACCCGAACTGGAACAAGGCTTCTGAGTACAACCAGATCTTCATCCAGGCTCAGCAGAACTACGCAAACGATCTGCTGCGCGCCAAGGGTCACGTCTTCCTGAACGATGTGCATGACATGCTGGGTCTCCCCCGCACCAAGGCCGGTCAGATCGTTGGCTGGGTCTCGGATGGTGAGGGTGACAACTACATCGATTTTGGCGTCTTCAACAACATCCACGAGGGCATGCGTTTCGTGGCTGGCGATGAGCGCTCGCTGTGGTTGGACTTCAACGTCGACGGCGCAGTTCTCGACCTTCTCTGAGAGGGCTATATTTCATGAGCACAAGTCGACTGAGTAAAGCTGGTGTAGTGGCGCTTACGACCTCGGGTATCTCCTTGGTCGTAGGTACTCTCTTCGGTCATCTCTTGACCAAGAAGTACGTTACTGATAAGTACGAGTCCTTGATTGAAGAAGAGGTGCTCAAGGCGAAAGCGTTTTACAGCCAGCTCAACAAGACCGGCGAGTTCTCTGATCCTGCTGTCGTTGCTGAGCGTCTAGGCGCGAAGGCAGAACAGGCAGATGAGACAGTGACCGCCGACGAGGAGGATATTGTTGTAGACGACAAACCCTTTCGAGACTTGGATCCCGAAGTTCGAGTCAACTACAGCAAGTACTCAGAGAATTACACAGGCCCAGCGGTTCAAAGGGAAAAGCCCGTTCAGGATCCCCCGCTCGAGATCAACACCGGCGAGTCCATGGCCGAGTTCGAAACTCGAATCGCTGAGGCAGCACACGAAAAAGTGGCAGCAATCATCAACGATGTTGAAGAAGGCCTTGGAGAGGAGGGAGAAAACATGGCGAGCAACGTATTTGACACCCACGGCGTTGAGCCGCTTCGAGTCGACAACGAAGAAGATCGGGCGTCTGGCCAGCCGTACATCATTTCCGTGAGCGAATTCATGGAGAACGACCCACAGTACAGTCAGAACACGATCTCGTATTACCAGGGCGACAGTGTTCTAGCGGACGATAGCGATCAACCGATCCCAGACATCAACTCGATTGTTGGGGAGCGTAACCTTCAGCGATTCGGCGAGGGGTCCGGGGATCCGAACATCGTATTCGTTCGCAACGATCGTCTCGAGGTCGACTTCGAAATCACGCAGTCGCTTGGGACCTATGCTGAGGAAGTTCTCGGCGTGACTCCCCAGCAGGCTCGAGGTCGTGGTTCGAGATGACCGGGAAGCCGCTTGACGAGCTATATTTCGAATGGCTCTATAGTCAGGTGGCTCGGGTATCGGACCGTAACCCTGCTCGATCGTATTGGTGCCTGCTCAACTTCTTGTATAGAACCGAATTCGTGTGGTTTGTTGCAAACGACGACAACCGCATGGAGGATGGCCGAGACCTTCGACGAGAATTTGTCGAAGAGTACGATCTCGACGAGCCTGATAGTGATTGGTTGACTATCGGTTGCTCGATGCTCGAGATGTGTATCGGGTTGAGCAGGCGCCTGTCCTTTGAAGACGAGGTAGAAGAAGATACCGCGGTCGCGTGGTTCTGGCATCTGATGGCTAACGTCGGACTGCGAGCATTCACCGACCAAGAGCTACAAACTGAAGAAAAAGAAACCTACGTCGTTCATATTCTGGAGGAAGTCATCTGGAGGACCTATCAAAGTAACGGGAGAGGGGGTTTGTTCCCTCTGAGGAATCCACGCGAAGACCAACGTCAAGTTGAGCTGTGGTACCAACTGTCAAGTTACCTCATGGAGGGACACTCGGCCGAGTAAAAGGCCATTAACTGTAGAAAAGAGTTTTAGTGGACTTCTACGCAATCGGTGTACGTACGATTGAGAAAGGTGCCAACAAAGGGCTTCAGGAGGTATATCCTGATTACCTGGTGAAGCGTTCGAAAGACTTGATGGTTCGTGGTAGAGCCTTCTATGCAATCTGGGATGAGAAAGCTGGTCTGTGGTCGACTGATGAGTACGATATTCAGCGGCTTATGGACGAGGAACTCAACGCCAGGGCAGATGAACTTGAGGCTGAGCATGGCGTTCGGCCTATTGTTCGGAGTCTGTCGTCTTTCGGTACGAACTCGTGGGCACAATTTCGAAAGTACCTGCAGAACATTAGCGACCATAGTCATCAGCTTGATGATCATATTACGTTCGCGGACACCCCGGTTAAGAAGACTGATTACGTCAGCAAGAGAGTTCCTTACGCTCTCCAGCCAGGTGACCACAGCGCATGGGACGCTCTTGTAGGAAAGCTGTATACCCCTGAAGAACGAGCAAAGATCGAGTGGGCGATTGGAGCTGTTGTTTCGGGGGACTCCAAGAGGATTCAAAAATTCCTGGTTCTCTACGGGTCAGCTGGTACTGGTAAGTCAACCATCTTGAACGTTATTCAGAAGATGTTCGAAGGCTACACAACCACGTTCGAGGCTAAGGCTTTGGGCATGTCTAGTGGAGCCTTCGCTACTGAGGTGTTCAAGGACAATCCGCTAGTTGCTATTCAGCACGACGGTGATCTCTCCAAGATTGAGGACAACACTCGGTTGAACTCGATCATATCCCACGAAGAGATGACCATGAATGAGAAGTACAAGCCCAGCTACACAGCTCGGGTTAATGCTTTCTTGTTCATGGGCACCAACCAGCCTGTCAAGATTTCTGATGCTAAGAGCGGTATCATTCGACGTCTGATTGACGTCAAGCCCAGTGGGCAGATATTTGCAGCGAATGAGTATCAGAATCTGATCGCAAAGGTGGACTTCGAGATCGGTGCCATTGCGCATCACTGTCTCCAGGTCTACCGCGAGATGGGCAAGAACGCATATTCTGGATACCGCCCTAAAGACATGATGATGCAGACCAACGTGTTTGTGAACTATGTCGAAGATCAGTTTGATCTGTTCAAGGAGCAGGACGGTACCACCCTGAAGCAGGCGTACGCTCTTTACAAGGAGTATTGCGACAGCACTGGCATCGAAAGGCCTCTGCCTCAGTACAAGTTCCGTGAAGAATTGCGGAACTACTTCGATCACTTCGAGGATCGTGCTATGCAGGAAGGTAAAACGGTGCGCAGCGTATATTCAGGATTCCAGACAGATAAGTTCACCACTCTGATGCATTCCGATGTAAAGGAGATCGTTTCGAAGTTGGTTCTTGATCAGTCAACATCCCTACTCGATGACTTGTTCAAGGATCAGCCAGCCCAACCAAGTCGAGTTGCTCCAGACGGCAGCGAGATCCCCGAGAAGTACTGGTCTGACAAAGAGCGTTATATTAATGGCGAATTGAAGAAGCCGAAGCCTTCTCAGATTTGCTCTACGACGCTTAAGGATCTGGACACGTCCAAGATTCACTTTGTCAAGGTGCCAGACAACCACATCGTCATCGACTTCGACCTTGTTGGTGATGACGGTGAGAAGTCTCTGGACCTCAACTTGGAAGCCGCTTCTAAATGGCCTGCGACCTATGCAGAGACCAGCAAGAGTGGTAAGGGCGTACACCTCCATTACGATTACACTGGATCAGATATTGAACTGCTGGACCAGAACTATGCGGATGGTATTGAAGTAAAGGTATATTCCGGCGACAGCTCACTGCGGCGTCGTGTCACTCGGTGCAACAACGTCCCTGTTGCCCCCATATCCAGTGGTCTACCGCTGAAGGAGAAAAAGGTGCTTTCCAGCAACACAATTCAGAGCGAGAAAGGGCTGCGTGACCTGGTTGAGCGGAACCTCCGTAAGGAGATCCATCCAGGCACAAAGCCGTCGATCGACTTCATCAAGAAGATCTTGGACGATGCGCACCGAGAAGGTTTGGAATACGACCTGACTGACCTGCGTCCTCGGATCCTGGCATTCGCCAACAACTCGTCGAATCAGCCGCTTATTTGTCTCAAGACGGTTCAGCAGATGAAGTTCGCCAGCGATCTGTTGTCGGAGAGCAAGCCGGTGGAAGGTCCTCGAGACCAGGATCCGGTAAACGTCTCGGCAGCCGATGATCGAATCGCCTTCTTCGACATCGAGGTATATCCTAACCTCTTCTTGGTCTGCTGGAAGTTCGAAGGTGAGGGAGCGAGCGTTGTCAAGATGCTCAACCCCAAGGCCGAGGACATTGAGGCGCTGTTCAAGCTCAAGCTTGTGGGCTTCAACAATCGTCGCTACGACAATCATATTCTCTACGCAGCGTTCATGGGCTACTCGAATGAGGAACTCTACAAGCTGTCACAGAAGATGATCGCCGAGAACAATCGTGCTGCTCTGTTCGGTGAGGCATACAACCTCAGCTACGCCGATATTTACGACTTCAGCTCCAAGAAGCAGGGCCTGAAGAAGTTCATGATCGAGCTGGGGATTACAAAACAGGAGATGGAGATCCCTTGGGATCAGCCTGTGCCTCCCAACATGGTCGATAAGGTCATCGAGTACTGCGTCAACGACGTTCTCGGAACTGAGGCAGTGTTCAACGCTCGAAAGCAGGACTTCGTTGCTCGACAGATCCTGGCTGACTTGAGTGGTCTCTCGGTCAACGAGACTACCCAGAAGCACACAGCCAAGATCATATTTGGCAACGATCGACAACCCCAGAAGAAGTTTGTGTACACCGACCTCAGTGAGAGGTTCCCGGGATACACGTTTGAAGCTGGGAAATCGAAGTACAAGGGTGAGGATCCCAGCGAGGGCGGTTATGTCTACGCTCAACCTGGTATGTATCAGAACGTTGCTGTCTTGGACGTTGCGTCGATGCATCCGACTTCCATCATCGAGTTGAACCTGTTCGGTGACGACTACACGCCGAACTTCAAGGATCTTCTGGACGCTCGTATTGCCATCAAGCGTGGTGAGTACGATCGAGCCAAGAAGATGCTGGACGGCAAGCTCACTCCATATTTGAAGGATGAGGGCGACGCCAAGGATCTCTCCTATGCTCTGAAGATTGTGATCAACATCGTCTACGGATTGACGAGCGCCAAGTTCGAGAATGCATTCCGTGACGTTCGCAATCGCGACAACATCGTCGCAAAGCGTGGAGCACTCTTCATGATCGATCTCAAAGAGTTCGTGGAGAGCAAGGGCTTCGAGGTTGCGCATATCAAGACGGACTCGATCAAGATTCCGAATGCCACCCCGGAGATCATCAAGCAGGTTACAGAATTCGGCGCATCGTATGGTTACGACTTCGAACATGAAGCCACATACGATTCTTTCTGCTTGGTGAACGACGCAGTTTATATTGCGCGTAAGGGCGAGGACTGGGAGGCTGTGGGTGCGCAGTTCAAGCACCCCTACGTCTTCAAGAAGCTCTTCAGTAAGGAAGAGATCACTTTCGACGATCTGTGCGAGACCAAGAACGTCACTCAGGGTGCTATCTACTTGGACCTCAATTACGAGGACAAAGAGAACCCCACCAAGATTGAGGACATGCAGTTCGTCGGTAAGATCGGTCGTTTCGTTCCCGTGGATCCGGGGAATGGAGGCGGCGTGCTGTATCGCGTCAAGGATGACAAGTCTTATGCGGTCACCGGAACTCGGGGATATTTGTGGGTTGAGGCTCACATCGCCGAGAAGCTGCCTGACTCCGCCGTTGACTACAGCTACTTTGACGACATTACAGCCAAGGCGTTTGAGCAGATTGAGTTCTACGGACCGTTTGTCGATTTGCTCAGCAAGAAGCAGATGCGTGCTTTCGAATCGTCTCAGCTTGCTAAGGCTGCTTGAGACTTGTAAGGAGAAGCGGCACATGGGAAGTAAAGCTGCAGAAAGGGCCATGAGAATCCCGAGCCCTCCCAAGCCGATGACACCAGCGGTGTTACAGGCATATTTGGAGTCCATGCGAAACACGGACTACCACGACGTGGGGCTCAAGGAGGAGATGCCGGTCCTCATCAATGGTGAGCCGGTAGTGAATGCAAAGGTGGTGAACGGGAAGGTTATCCTGCAGACCTACAAGGACATGCTGAATGAGAACCCGCCTTGTAAGCACCACAATCCGGTTCAGCATCGAGACGGGAAACCGCCTTGGTGCTATTTGTGCAGACTGACTGCAGATTGGGAGGTACCCAGTGGCAAAACATCGCAGAGCAGACGGTGACCCGCCGTCGATTCTGGTTCTTCCGACCGAGAAGACCAAGCAACTGGTGAAGATGGGTGACACGCCCTACTGCGATTCGTGTGGGGTTCTGGTTTACGATCAGTCGCCTTCGTGCGAGTATCTGCACCGTGTCGCCGTTCTGTGATTCCAGTATGGGGTAGAGGAGATGAGGATGGCACGGACAGCCATATTCGGCCCGACTGGGACGAGTACGGACTTTCACTTGCTCAGGCTGCTGCAACACGAGCAGACTGCACCAGGCGTAAGGTCGGTGCCATCCTCATGGCCTCTGATCACTCAATCGTCGGCAGCGGTTACAATGGCGGACCCTCGAAAGGACCTTCATGCTTGAAGGGTGAATGTCCTCGAGGTCGTTTGACCCATGAACAGCTACCTGCTGACAGTCCCTACGATTCCGGTGGCGGCAAGTGCGTTGCCTTGCATGCTGAATGGAATCTACTACTCAGGTCCTCTTGGGCTGACATGAGTGGTGCGACTCTGTACATCACCGAGGAGCCTTGTCATATTTGCAAGGTGCTCATTGGTGGTACACAGATCGCACGAATTGTTTGGCCTATGGGGGAATTGATTCCTTTCCATCTCAGACCAAACACCGTTGGAACACCTATCGAGTCTTTGTACTTGTACTGACTCACAACTGGAGGAGCAACTATGTCTGAAGAAGACGAAGAGAAGATCGCTCATATTCACGAGCTGATCAAAGATGGCACGCTCCGATTCACCGAGCCTGGTGTAACCGAAGAAGAGCGAGAGCTCAACAAATCCATGTCGCGACACCCTGCCGGTAAGAAGCGCAGGAAGAATGAGGAGAACAACTAAGATGGCCCGCAACGACGGACAGCTCACTATCGAGAATGCTCAGATCATATTCCGGAACTTCGCCGGTAAAGAGGGCATGTACAACGCAGAAGGTGACCGGAACTTCTGTCTTCTCCTCACTCCTGAACTGGCGGAAACGCTGGAGAAGGACGGCTGGAACATCAAGACCCTGAAGGCTCGTGAGGAAGACGATGAGCCTCAGCCTTATATTCAGATCTCGGTCAAGTACCGCGGTCGGAATGGTAACACGGTGCGTCCGCCGACGATCGTGATGATCACGTCCAAGGGTCGTACCTCTCTGTCCGAGGATGAGTGCGAGATCCTGGACTGGGTCGACATCAAGAACGTTGACCTCATCGTGCGCCCGTTCGAGTGGGCGGTGAATGGCAAGACCGGCATCAAGGCATATTTGAAGTCGATCTACGTCACCATCATGGAAGACGAGCTTGCACTCAAGTACGCGGATGTCCCCGAGATCGGACCCGGAGCCCATCAGCTCGAAGCCGGTGACACGCCTCCATTCGAGCCAGGCACTGTCATCGACGGTGAGGTCGTCAGCGAGGAGCACGCTCTCGAGGCTTGACCAAAACTCCCTCGTCCACCCATATTTGAAAGAAGACTATGACGATCGAGATCGAACCCAACTGTGCTTGTGAGACTCAGAATCACGAAGAATGTGAGAACGACGATCATGAGCCCGGCTGCACCTGTGGGTGTGCTCACTACCTGACGCGCTTATTCTTGGCAAGGGACCGTAAAGAGGTCTACCAGAAGCAGCGTGAGAAGGATGCATTCCGTCCACCGCAGCCGAACATCTTGCAGTTCAAGCAAGTCAATCAGTCGTCTCCTGCCGACAGACTCACACACTACTGGGTCTTGCGGGACAACAACGGGGCTCACATCTGTGGATCCAGCCACTTCTTCGAGTCGAAAGCGGAGGCGATCGAGAACTGCCTTGCTATATTCTCCAAGGAGCTTTGGGCTGGGTATCACCGAGTCACCAAAGAAGATGACTGGGAGTTGGTTCTTCAGATCGGCATGGACATGGAGCGCAAGCACGCGCAGAACAACTAAGGAGTACTGATGGAGTGGTGGTCGTGGCTTTTGACGTCCGTAGGGATGACAGGCATATTCTTGACAACCCAGAAGAAGATCGCAGGATTCGCAATCGGTCTGGGAGCTCAATGTCTGTGGATCGTCTACGCGACCACCACTTCTCAGTACGGCTTCATATTTAGTGCATTCGGCTACGGCACAATCAACGCAATTGGATTGTGGAAGTGGAATCGAGACAGTAAGAAGGAGGCACTCATGGGGGATCCACCACCTATTCCGGAGGGAGTGACGCTGTTCACTCTACTTCCCGACAAGGATCAATATTTCCCTCAGGTCTGTATTGAAGTAGAGCATGAAGAAGGTCTCTACGGGTACAAGCAATACGGACCTACGCCAGAACAACAAGCTCAGTCATATTTGGATCTACACAAGAACTTGGTTGCGGTTCTCGTTCATGAGATGAGTGAACGGGTTGGCAAGTTCGAGCCTAGGCTCAAGAAGTTCGACGAAGAAGTTCGTGTGTGGAACCAACCATCTATTATCGCGGGGTAACTATGAGCAAGCGTAAAGTCACAACCTATCTACACTTCTTCACCACTCGCTACACGCCTGAGGGTGCGAAGGATCCCCAGGACGCATATTCCTGGTACATCGAAACCTCCGACGGATCCACGATGACAATGTCGGACAAGCGGTGGCTGACCAAGGGTGAGGTTATCGCTGACGCTATCGAGAAGCTTGGTGAAGGCTTCTGGGAGAAGAAGCATATTGTCATCTCTGAAGACTGGCTCAAGATTCTCACCTATGGTATCGAGTTCGAGGACGCTGAGATCCACGAGCTTGAAAGCGACGAGACGACATTGGTGATCGAAGAGAACACGATCGCAGAACCGGAGAACTACGTGACAACCACAAGCGAACTCGAAGTGCAGCTGGTACAGCACGCTGGTGACGATCAGATGATCTGTCAGGCAGCTCGAGTTTCAACCTTGGGCGCTGCGTCGCTCGAGACCGATGAGTCTGCTGGGCTCATCAACTTCCTGGCGAAGAATCGTCACGGATCCCCTTTTGAACACGGTCTTATGACCTTCCGCATTACCGCGCCCATATTTGTGTGGCGTGAGTTCATGCGCCATCGCATCGGCTTCTCCTACAACGAGCAGTCCGGTCGATACATGGAGATGGACGTCAACTGCTATATTCCTGATCGCTCACGGAATCTGGTACAGGTTGGTAAGGCTGGCGCTTACACGTTTGAGCCCGGCACAGATGCTCAGTACGAATTGGCTGTTGAGCAGATGGCTCTCGCCTATGATCAGGCTTGGGCGTCATATCACGCCATGCTTGATGGCGGAATCGCTAAGGAGGTGGCTCGTGTTGTATTACCTGTTGCGACGTATTCTACGGCTTATGTTACGTGCAATCCTCGATCGCTTATGAGTTTCTTGAGTCTCAGGACGATTCACCCGGATTCAATGTTTCCCTCCTTCCCGCAGAAGGAGATCAGTGAAGTGGCCGACAAGATGGAAGACATATTTGCAGAGCTCTTCCCCATTACTCACAACGCCTTCGTTCTCAGTGGGCGCGTTTCACCTTAGGAGAGTCTATGCCTGAAAAGACAACGTCGGTTCTATATTGTCCGCGTTGTGACCGTAAGTACGAAAGTAAAGTCGGCGAGTCTTACCGCAAGCTCATGGACCGACTGATCAAGCATGTTCGAGATCAACACCCTGACCATGATCCCGAATGGTTCGACACCTTCCCGACCCACGTTTAAGCTATATTCGCACGACGCGCTATGTAGTCACCCCTACTGAAAGTTGACTAGATCTAATGGGATACACCACCGAAACTCCCGCGGAGAATTCTTCACCGAAGCCCAAGGCACCCGCGACCAAGAACCCCCGCGCCGACATCAAGACTCAGATGTTCCAGCGTAAACCGTTCCAGGTCGAAGCTGTCCAGATCACGGAGGAGAACTTCGAAAAGGTCGCCTCATGGTGTGGCGGCTCTATCGCAACCATCGAAGAGCGTGGGGACACCCCCAACAAGCCCGGTCGGGTAAAGCGCTATATTCAGGTCGGTGTTTCTCGACCGATGACTCGGCGTCAGAGTGAGGCTTACGTTGGCGACTGGATCCTCTACGCACCACAGGGATTCAAGGTCTACGCCAATCGTCCGTTCCTCAAGAACTTCGAAACGGTACCGCAGGAGCTCTTCGTGACTGATGAGCCGGTCAAGGCGCCGGTTGATGAGTCATGAATTATATTGCTGAATCCGTACCAGATCAGCCCGCTGACGTCATTCGTCTAGCTGTCGGACGACCACCACGTGCGGAGTGCTCTTGTGGCTGGAAGACAGAGCCATCGTCAAAGCTGCATGAGCTGGCAACGCAGGCATTCGATCACTCTGCCGAGACCGGACACGCTTTGCGGAAGCATGAGGATCCCAGTGACCCTCTTGGATCGTAAGCGAGAAGCGCACGCAAGGTTGGCTGAGATCATCGAAGAGCTCACCGATATTCACTACCAAGAGCACTTGGGCGAAAATGTTTCTCGAAGTGAGCATCCGGTATGTTGGGCTCTCGTGGTGGGCTATGACTCGTTCCCAGAAGATCCTGAGGTCATGGGATCCGACGGTCCGATCATCATATTCCCCAAAGACGATCGCCAACCAGGATGGAAGCTTTCAGGGATCCTTACTGAAGCTCTGAATGGTTTAGCCCCACCAGAATAGTAATGTGAGGTACCGGGTGCCCCGGCTAAGTCGCTCTCCTGTCATCGGAGTTGAGCCTCGCATTACCCATATTTAGGAGAGAGAATGAGATTCAAGAATCTTCTATTCATTCTGTTGGTCATGTTTGTCTGGGTCGTGGTCTTTCTACTGACCATCACGTTTTTCGACACTATTGACAACACCGAACGAGAATGCAAGATGATCGGTAAGATCACTACTTGCGAGCCTCGGGAGACCCCATGAAAGTACCAAGACGCACACTCGAGACGACGTGGCTTCCTATTGGTTTGGCTATAGGCATCGTCGGTCTCTTTATCGCATTCCTGATCTTCATGATCATGCGAGACCAGTCGGCAATTGATCGCTGTCGGCAGATGGGAGGACAGACCTGGGACCAAGGACAGCATTGTGTAATTGGTAACTACATCGTCACTACTACTCGCTAGACTAATATTTGAAAGGGCGATATGAACAGATACTGCGAAACTATGAATTGCAGTGCTGACGCCACACACATGACCAACTTCGAAGACTCTCTACCCGAGCATTACTTCTGCGAAGAGCACTCCAAGATCTACAAGAATCTCACTAAAGAACTAGTGAAGATCGACTCCAAGTAACAACCACTCAGCCATCACCACCCATATTTAGGAGAACACTATCATGGCTAGCAACAACCGCAAGAGCTACGGATTCGGCAACTTCCTTCTCGACATCATCTTGTGCTGCCTGACCGGTGGGCTGTGGCTCATCTGGATCTTCTGCCGCGAGATGCGTCGCTGATATTCCCAGACCCCTACAACTGGTAAGGACGAATTCATGGCTTTGAAAGACGTACCCAAGCGACTCATCCAGCGCCACATTTTCAACATCGGTGACGTGTCGACAGAAGTCCCCATGGGTTGGGGCAAGATCATCAGCGTTACAAAGACCCCCGCCAATCAGTCACAGCTTTTGATCCACTATGAGGTCGATCCGGAAAACGCATGGCCTCGACGTGTCTATATTCTTCGAGAAGGCTCTTTCATTCTCACAGAGTTGGAGCATGTCGGATCCGTCACCATGGACAACGGTGTGTCACACCACCTCTACTTGCAGGAGAGATTCTGATGCCTGATCCGAAATTCAGAGCAAAGAATGGGATCCGCACCATGTGGCTCCCCATCAAGATCGACTCGGGAGCTCAGAAGTTCCACCTTGGTGACGCAAAGATATTGTTGGTCACTGAAGGCACGGACAGCAGTAAGACCATCAATCTTTACTATGAGGTCGACACTGCGAGCTACGAGTTCTACAGCAAGATCAGTCTAGTATTTTTCGTCGTCGGTGTAGCAGAAGAAGTGCCCGAAGGATCCATGCATGTTGGGTCGGTCAGACTCCGCGACGGGAACGTCTTCCATATTTATAGCAGACTTGAAGATGATGAGGAGAGCGAAGATGGAGTACAACTTCAAGCTGAAGAATGAGACATACGGACACGTCGTTGCCGAAGGAGAAGTCAACAGTACAGGAGCGCACGAGATTCTCTTTCGGTTCTGCGGATTGACTCTTCCCGAGCGTATGACTTTTATGGAGAAGATTCTGGACAAGGGCGCTAACGAACACATCGTCAAGTCCGGATCCGTTGGCCTGAACGCATATTCAATCGCAGTGTGGAATGAGGAGAAGCTCGAGGCGGTGAAAAGCACATGGAGTACACCCTTCTGATCGTTGAGAGAATCGTCGAACGCGGAAAAGAGTCTAAGGACGAAACCGTCATTGAGGGTTACACGACTCAGCGCGGTCTCATGACTGTTCTCGAAAAGTACACAGGCCTAGACGATTACGGAAAGCTCAAATTCGTAAACGAACTCGGTATGGAGGGATCTGCAGAACACAAAGGCGTCCCCTATGCCGTCTACGTCACTGGCCCTGTCGGATCGATGGTGAGGTCTTTGGGTGGAAGTTAAAGCTCTGTCCCATGCGCCTGGGATGAAGCAGCACGTGCAAAGAATCCCACTGGACATCACCTGCGAGATTATCCAGTTCCAGATCTCAGACTCTCCGCGATTCGTCACGGCGAAGGAGAACCGCAAGGATCCCGGATATTTGCTCATCACCTTCGAGAAGAACAGCGATAATCCTGACCGAGAGGGCACAAACCCAACCAGTTACCTCATCGCTGGAGTCGGATACGTACCAGAGCAGTACTGGCGTCGTCTCAAGAAGGCGAAGATGCACGATGGTCTGGAGTGGTACATCTACTTCGACAACCGGGCAGAGCCGGACAAGTGCTTGGCGAAGCATCCATATTTCAAGGGTGAGCTTTGTCAGCGACGAATCAACCACTCTGGTAATCACCAAGCACGAGAAGAAGCCATCGACACGTACGAAGATGGTACTGATTTCAGCGACTGGGGCCACGCACTATCAATTGACTGGCCTAGATAGGAAACGACATGGCATTCACAACTCACGGACACCATATTCCCGGAACACTCACAAGTCCCGCGCCTACTGGAGATCTTTACGACTGCGCAGGACCACATGGGTGCGCTTTATGTTCTGAAGAAACAGCTAATGTTCTTGAGATGGAAGCTCGCATATTTCGTGTGAAATCCAAGCACGGAATGAAGGGTCGAGTCAAACACAATCTCGATAAGCCGAGAAACCCACACATGTGGCCGGGCGAGGTAGCTACTCATATTTCTTCCCTTTCTTGCATGTGCGGTGTCGAGATCATCGAGCAGACTGTCATCCACGCAGACTACACGGATGATAAATCTCTCAAGGAGCTAGAGTCTTACCAAGCACACGTTTTGGAGACTCTACATCGGATCCATCTCGATGCGGCTGTAAGGAAAGTGTCGTGACATTCACAACTCACGGACATCATATTCCCGGTACTCCAGTCCCACTCGAAGGCAGCGACGAGTACAATAACCGAATCGTATCCAATTGCGGTCGGTTCAACGACTGTCTGCAATGTGCTAGTGAAGCTGCTGAAGCCATGGCTATTCACGCCGAGATTCTCCGTCAACGTGCGCTACACTTAATGGGCACTCCCGATATTTCGGTCAATTCGGTTGCGCTTAAAGGCAAGTCGATCATGGTGGGAACAGCCATTTGTACTTGTGGTCATCCCCACGAAATGTCAACGGCTGTCGTAAGTGAAGGAGTCAGCATGGATGCTGCCCGGATCCTCACAGATATTCTTGTTGAAGATCTTAAAAAGCTCCACAAAGTCCATGTCGAAATCGTAAGCGGGGTTCTCTAATGGCTTGGACGTCACACGGTCATCATATTCCCGGATCCATGACCGGTCTTCCCGAAACTCGACCAAAGTCGATCGCTCGTTGCGGTGGAGTACGGCTTTGTCGAACTTGTCAGAACGACATGGCTGCGTTTTTCGATGAGCAAGCAGAAGCCATCGAAGCGAAGACCATGTTCAAGCATGAGAAGGGCGACATCGTCAGTGAGATCAACACGAATGCTGAAGGGTTCTGGACTGAGCATCTGATTGAGCTGACTGTCCGACTGCCTTGCTCTTGTGGCGATGAGATGGTCCTCAAGACCGCTATCCCACAGAGGGATATTCTCGTCGCCGGAAACCCGCACCCAGCACTGACGGCTCTCATGGGGACGGTCGGCGTCCTGCACGAGATCCACGTGCTACTGAACTCGCGAAGCTGAGCGTCGAACAACTCAGTTTCGTAGATACCAATTAAGGAGGTGAGTCCAATGCTCAAGCACTGACTCGCATATTTCACACGCACTATGGTGAGAATCCGGTAGTAGTCACACAAACTCTCACAGGTTGCTACCGGGTTCTCGCTCTCTGCCTATCATATTGTCAATGGGGAAGGAAAGGCAATGACTGATCAAGTTGTTGAACCGACCGATGCAGTAACCGTAGTTGCCAGCTTGCACCCAGAGCTCACGCACTACGAGAAGTACAAAGAAGTCTACCTCGTCTTCGGAGTCGTTGGTGGACTTGCGCTAGCTGCTGGCCTGAGTGCCGGAGCTATATTCGGGGCTAAGGCTGCAGCACGTGCGGCCGAGAAGTCCAGTGTGGTCTTGGACGTGACTGATGGGATCCTGTACGCAAATCCCGTGCAGGCAGCACATCGCCTTGGCGCGGATCCTATCGGCGTCACCAGTCTGATCCACAACGCAGCCCACGAGACCGTAAACGGGCACAAACTCGCTCGAGTCTCAGCAACCACGAAGCACTAGAGGAGACTTGTCAGATCGGGAGTGTCTACTAAGGCGCTCCCGATCTGGTGAGGACTCCCCTTATATTTTTGCCTTAGGAGGGCACTATGAGCAACGTCGAAGTCTGCATTCACAACAAAGATCAAGTCAAGTTCTTGGACTGGGTCGTAATGCCCGAGCATGGTCTCGAGCTTCTATTGGAGCGAGTCATGGGGCTCAACGAAGAGCAGCGTGAGAAATTCATCAAGCACGCCAAGTCCATCAAGGTCTTTTCGTGCATCTCTAAAGATAGCGAGTACACGTTAATCGCTACGAATTTCAGGTGAATGCTATGGACGAAGTTAGAAGATTCAACGTTGGCGCTACAATCGTGGTTTCTGAGCTAGCCAATGGCGATTTCAAGATCTCTCACCTGTGCACACCAAAGGGTAGGTATGACTGGTATAGAAAGACATCAGTCGTTGAAGTCGATCCTATGGAGACCAGACTTACGGATCCCATCAGCATCTACACTTACATAGAGTGCAGACAGTGTGGTCTTGGTGGTCGCATATTTGATGGCAGCTTCGTCAAGTCAAGGCCAAATCTTGACGAGACTCGCATCTCTTTAGGGTGAGCTCTCAGATCGATTCTAAGAAGGGAGATTCGCTATGGTAGTGCAGCTATACCCTCACCAACAAAAGGCCGTAGAGGAGCTCTCAGACGGCAAAGTGTTGGTCGGAGGCGTGGGAACTGGTAAGACTATCACGTCTTTGGTGTACTTCTATACCAAGGTCATGGGTGGTGAGCTCAACAAGCCTGAGACCATCACCAACCCGATGGATCTCTATATTTTCACCACAGCTCGCAAGCGTGATGAGTTGGACTGGCAGGCCGATTGTGCCAAATTCGCTATGACTGGTGATCGAGAGGCTTCGATTCACCGAATCACTGTAACTGTGGACTCCTACAATAACATCGCCAAATACAAAGAGATCAAGGGCGCATTCGTTATTCTGGACGAGCAGCGGATGGTGGGCACTGGCACGTGGGTCAAGAGCTTCCTCAAGATCGCCAAGTCCAATCGGTGGATCATGCTCAGTGCTACACCAGGGGATAAGTGGGAGGACTATATTCCACTGTTCATTGCCAATGGATTCGTCAAGAACATCACTGAGTTCCGTCGTAACCACATCGTGTACTCGGCTTACACCAAATACCCGAAAGTGGAGCGTTATCTGCAGACTGGTCAGCTGCTCAAGTGGAGGAGACAACTCTTGGTAGAGATGCCATATGCTCGACACACCGTTCGGCATCTGCACAATGTGGTGTGTGATCATGACGTTGAGACGATGCGTGTAGTCATGGAGAAGCGTTGGCATCCGATTGAGATGCGACCGTTGCGTGACGTTGGTGAGATGTTCGCCATGATGCGGCGTGTAGCATATTCTGATCTGTCACGTAAGGCTAAAGTTCTTGAGTTGGTAGGTAAGCATCCTAAGCTGATTGTATTCTACAACTTTGATTACGAGTTGGAGATTCTCAGGACGCTTGCCGATGACTTGACTGACTGGAAGATTGCTGAGTGGAATGGACATAAACATGAGCCGGTTCCGACGGGCGATAAGTGGCTATATCTGGTTCAGTATGTGGCCGGAGCCGAGGCTTGGAATTGTGTCGAGACGGACGCGATTTGCTTCTACTCACAGACTTATTCGTATCGGAACTTTGAGCAAGCACAGGGGAGAACCGATCGATTGAACACACCTTTTAAGCATCTGCACTACTACATTCTGACGAGTACGTCGTTGATTGACAAGGCGATCAGTAAGGCTTTGCAGAACAAAGAAAGCTTCAATGAGAGCGCTTTGGGGGGTTACTTTTTGAGGGTCTGAGACGTCGTTTTGGAGAGTTTTGGAGTGGGTGGAAAATGTGGTCAAATCTGGTCAAATCCTGCCAAATCTGAAACCGTTATGAAATCGTTACCAAAATGTTACCAAAATGTTACCAAATTTGGGGCGCGGTTCGGGCTTGACTTGAGTGACAGTTTTGGGGGTGATGTCTCAGATTTTGACCAGAATCTTGTTAATACGTGCAAAAAAGTCACTTTTCTTGTCAAAAATGTCAAATCTTACGCTAAAAACTTTTCCTAGAATGACAACTTAAATACGTGTATACAAGTATTAAAGTGTGATATATAAAAAGTTTTCTTGCAAAAATTGGCGTTTTTGACAAGGGCTTAGAACGGAGCAAAAACCTTGGAAATTTGGCGAAATGTAGAGGGGTTCGAAGATTACGTCGTTAACCCCGACGGCGAGGTCTATAGCGAGAGCAAGAAGGAGCTCAAGAACCTACGAATCAACAACCAAGGCGACGTCATGGTTGATCTGTACAGGGATCGTAAGCAGAACACTCGCAAGGTGTCTCTGTTGGTTGCTCAAGCATATTTGGGTGAGCCTCCTGAGTTCTTCAACTCAGTCATCCATCTCAATGGGGATCGGTCGGACTGCAGAGCGATTAACCTAGCTTGGCGTCCTAGATGGTTCGTTGTCGAGTACAATCGAATGTTCTTAGAAGAACCCTTGATGTATTCAGTTAGGGTTATACAGACAGGAGAAGAGTTTGGAACGTTGAGGGATTTCTGCACAAAGTATGGTGTGATCGAGCAGCGTGCCTTTATTTGTGCTCTTAATGGGTATCGACCCTTCCCAACCAACTATCTGCTGGAATTACACTCAACACGTATTAAGTAGCACGTAATGCATGGGTTATAACGGATAGGGCGTTCATATTTCGCCCTTTTTAGTCCATGCTTACATTCTACTTTTTGATCTGGGAGGTTGCTGTGCGAGAAAGTGCTTATCAAGCAGGCCTCATCCGTAAGCTTCGAAAGCTCTATCCTGATGCCATCATCATGAAGAACGATTCGAGCTACATCCAAGGAATCCCAGATCTAACGATCCTACAAGGTGACAGGTGGGCGACTCTCGAAGTCAAAGCCCGACGTCCTGTCTCTGAGCAAGCCTTTGAGCCAAACCAAGAATGGTTCATTGAGAAGATGAATGACATGTCGTTCTCTGCTTGCATCTATCCCGAGAATGAAAAGGATGTACTAAGTGGACTTCAACAGGCATTTGCATCATGAGGGTCGGCACGCCTATCTCTCAGCGAGCAAGTACCACTGGATCCGATATTCTGAAGAGAAGCTCATCGACAACTTTCTCAACATGCAGGCAGTCCGTCGAGGAACTGAACTTCACGATCTCGCAAGCGAACTGATTCGTCTCGGTGTCAAGCTTCCTAACAACAAGCAGACTCTGAATCATTACGTCAACGACGCTATCGGCTATCGAATGACCCCTGAACAGACGTTGGTATATTCTGACAACGCCTTCGGTACTGCTGATGCTATCTCTTTCCGAAAGAACAAGCTGCGGATCCATGATCTCAAAACTGGTGTCACTCCTGCTTCTATGGAACAGCTCGAGATCTATGCAGCCTTCTTCTGTCTCGAATACGGTTACAAGCCGTTTGACATCGAGATGGAGCTTCGAATCTACCAGAATGACGAATGTCTCGTCTTCGATCCTGAGCGAGACAGCATCTTCCACATTATGGATCGGATTATCACCTTCGACAAGCTTATCGAAGAAGTTAAGCTGAGAACTCCGTAATACCGATCCCACAGAATGGAGATTGTAGCGTGATCATCGACGAAGACGACTATCTAGCACACTACGGGATCTTGCGCCGCTCAGGTCGCTACCCTTGGGGCTCTGGTGGAGACGCAAATCAGAACCACCGATCTTTCCTTGACATGGTTGCGTCCATGCGAGCAGAAGGGCTTTCGGACACTGAAATCGCTAAAGGCTTTGACATCTCGTCCAAAGACTTTCGTGCTCTTCAGTCCATCGCTTCAAATGAGCTTCGCGCTTCAAATATAGCAATGGCCGAACGCCTTAAGGCTAAAGGCATGTCCAATGGTGCTATCGCTGAACGAATGGGACTTCCTGGTGAATCCTCTGTCCGTTCTCTCTTGGCGCCTGGTGCTGCTGATCGTGCTCGACAGCTTGAGGCTACCAAGGAGATGCTTAAGGAGCAGCTCGAGAATGGTGGGTATCTAGATGTTGGTGCTGGCGTTGAGCAGTATGCTGGCATGTCTAGGACTCAGTTCGACACTGCTCTGACCGCCCTTCGTAATGAGGGTTATGACGTCATCAACGTTCAGGTCGATCAGGTTGGTGGAACAGGTAAGACCCTTAACAAGGTTCTGGTTCCTGAAGGTACGACTTACAAAGACGTAGTCACCAACAAAGACGACATCAAGTCTATCGCTGTGAAACTTACAGATGATGGGCCTGAGTCTGTTCGTCCTCCTGAGATGTTGGAACTTGATCGTCTGAAGATCAACTATGCAGAAGATGGCGGCACTGCCTCGGATGGTATGATGTCCATTCGCCCCGGTGTTGCTGATCTCGACATGGGTGGATCCCACTACGCTCAGGTTCGCATTGCTGTTGATGGTACTCACTACCTCAAGGGTATGGCTGTTCTGGATGCTAACCTTCCGCCTGGTGTGGATGTGGTGTTCAACACGAACAAGTCAAACACAGGCAATCCTAAAGATGCGCTTAAGCCTTTGAAGAAGCTTCCTTTGTTGGATGCTGACGGTAAACCTGTTCTAGACGATAAGGGCAAGACTGTCGATTCTGATCAGGTTGACGCTTCTAATCCTTTTGGTGCGACCATCAAGCCTGGCGGTCAACGAGGTAAGCTCAACATCGTCAACGAGGCTGGGGACTGGACTGAGTGGAGTAACTCTACTGCGTCTCAGATGTTGTCTAAGCAGGATCGTACTCTCGTGCGTGAACAGCTAGACAAAGTCTCTGCGAACAAGAAGCAAGAGTTGGATGAGATCCTTTCTCTCACCAACCCTGCTGTTCGTGTGAAACTACTGCAGTCCTATGCTGATGATGTGGATGCTGCGGCTGTACACCTTAAGGGTGCGGCTATGCCTAGGCAGGCTACTAAGGTAATCCTTCCTGTCAACAGTATGCGTGATACAGAGATCTATGCGCCCACCTTTAAGAACGGTGAGCGTGTTGCTCTGGTTCGCTATCCTCATGGTGGCACCTTCGAGATCCCTGAGCTTACTGTTAACAACAAACAGAAGGATGCTAAGCGTCTGCTTGGTAATGCTGTCGATGCTGTGGGTATCAACTCCAAGGTTGCTGAGCGTCTGTCTGGTGCAGACTTTGATGGCGACTCTGTGGTTGTGATACCTAACAACTCTGGCAAGATCAAGAGTACTCCTGCTTTGGAGGGTCTAAAGAACTTCGATCCTAAGACTCAGTACAAAGCGTATGATGGTATGAAGGTGATGACCTCTAGGCAAACACAGCTAGAGATGGGCAATGTGTCTAACCTCATTACTGACATGACTATCAAGGGTGCTAACACATCTGAGATTGCTAGGGCTGTGCGTCACTCCATGGTTGTGATTGATGCTGAGAAGCATAAGCTCAACTACAAGCAGTCCGCCATTGACAATGGGATCCCTCAGCTCAAGGCTAAGTATCAGGGTAGTCCTACTCGTGGTGCTTCTACTCTGGTCTCTCGTAGTACCTCTGAGCTTAAGGTACCTAAGCGACAGATGGGTTACAGGATCGACCCCAATACTGGGGAGAAGATCTATAAGGAGACTGGAGAAGGCTACACCAAACGTACCGTTAACAAGAAGACTGGGGAAGTTAGGGAGACATGGGTTCCTGCCCTGTCTTCTACGACTAAGGGCGCTGAGGCTAAGGATGCACACACCCTTTCTTCTGGTACTGCAGTGGAGAAGATCTATGCCGACCATGCCAATAGACTTAAGGCTATGGGTAACCAGGCTAGAAAAGAGTTGGTTTCGACTAAGCCTACTCCCTATTCTCCGTCTGCTAAGAAGGTGTACGCCCGGGAGGTGGAGTCGCTCAATGCCAAGCTGAATGTTGCATTGAAGAATGCTCCTCGAGAGAGGCAGGCGCAGGTCCTCGCCAATGCAGTGGTACGCCAGAAGCGTGAGGCTAATCCTGACATGCAGAGTGATGAACTGCGAAAGGTTTCAGCTAAAGCATTAGCTACTGCAAGAGCAAGGACTGGAGCGAACAAGGATCAGGTGGTCATCACTCCTAAAGAGTGGGAGGCCATCCAGTCAGGAGCTGTGAGTAATCATAAGCTTACACAGATCCTTAACAACGCCGACATCCAGGAAGTAAAGAAGCTGGCAACACCACGCGAGAACAAGGTGATGACAACTGCTAAACAACAGAGGGCACGTAACCTGTTGGCTAGTGGACGCACACCATCTGAAGTTGCTGCCATCCTAGGCGTGCCGGTGTCCACCCTCACATCGAGCATGAAGTAGGAGAAGCAATGGAAGAGTACATGCTATCGACTGCTGACAATCCATTCAATCCTTTCACACAATGGGAACAATGGTTTGCATTCGATGCAAGAGAAGGGTACCACACCCCTGCCTACCTGGCCAGGGTAGTGCGTACCTCAAGCGAGCTGTCAGAGGCTGATCAGATTGTTGCATTAAATGATGGAATTGATGAGATTCTCCAGTACAACCTCACTGGGAATTACATCAAAGTCACCAAGCCCCCAGCTGAGGTATAAATTTTTATCCCCCGCCTCATATAAAGTGACCCCCTCCCAAACTAGACGACGCCTTGACTTACTTGCATGATCTGCAAGATCTGGGCGCTCTAGTTTGGGAGGGTTCCATCGAACTGCCATAGGGGGAGGGGGGTCCGCAGCTACCCCACCCCCTCTGCATCGCCGCTCT